ATAATGACAGATCATTATATTCACGAAAAGATGGCAGAAAAGACAATAAATGGCAAACGAGTAATCGGTTCTACGTTTGCAGATGCGTGGGACGGTTTATTTGGAAGTTTAGAATACCAGGCCGTGATGAATGGAGAAGTAGGAACAGAAATTACCATTGACTGGGAATATGGCAATAGCACAGTCCATACTGCTGATGAAGTATGGCGAATGATATTTGAGGGCAACCAACCGTGGACTTTGAGCGCGAATGGAACAATATTTCGATTCGATGTAAAAGGTATTATACCTGGTCTTTTAGAGCGTTGGTATTCAGAACGCAAAGAACTTCAGAAAACTAAAAGACAATGGACTTCTTTAGAATCTGGAATTCCTATTCCAAATAGATTAAAAAGTTAGTCAAAAAGATTAAAATCAACTAAAGCGATACAAGATGCGCATACACAACAAATATTATTTAAGAGAGGTATAAATGGACTTCAATAAGTTACATTCGATACTGGAATCAGGAACTAAAGAGGAACTTACAGAGTTTTGCCATAATAATAATCTTGTTATAAAAGACGGCAAAATTTTTCACTCAGATACTGAATCAGTAAAACAATCTGTAGCTTTCTGGGATAAGCGTCAGTTGGTCAAGAAGATCAACTTAAATTCGTAACCTTATTGCGACCTCCAATGGCAACATTGGTTGAATAACTCCTTTAAATGCTGGAAACTCTTACCATTAAGTTGAAGACAATCAGCAGCCAAGCGCATAATGCGAAGGTTCAACGACTAGTCGAAAGACGTAGACTCAAGCGAGTCGAAATGGGGAGCATCCATACTTAGTGGATGGTGATATAGTCTGATCCTTATAGAAATATGAGGCAGTTTTTTTAATAAACGGGCTAGCAATAGTGAAACTAGCTGAACATAAATGTATATGGCGCTATTCTAAATGCAGGCTGCAGATTCTTTGACCATCGTATTGGACAAAGCACAACACTCACTGGTCGTATTATTGCCAAACACATGGATGCATTTGTAAATGAAGCCATCGCCGGCGAGTACAATCATGTCGGTGACAGCATTATCTACGGTGACACAGACTCTGTATATTTCTCAGCATGGCCTATCGTGAAGTCAGAAGTAGAAGCAGGCAACATGGAATGGAACAAGGATATCTGTGTAGGTCTGTATGATACCATCGCAGATTCTGTGAACGATTCATTTCCGGCGTTTATGGAACGTGCGTGCCATTGCCCACGAGATATGGGAAGTATTATCCAGGCTGGTCGTGAGCTGGTAGCAGAAAAAGGTTTGTTCATCAAGAAAAAGCGCTATGCTGTGTTGATCTATGAACTTGAAGGCAAGCGACTGGATTTCGATGGCAAACCTGGAAAAGTCAAAGCCATGGGACTAGACTTGAAACGTTCAGATACGCCCAAGATCGTGCAGAATTTTCTCAGTAATATTCTTTTGGATGTGCTCACCGGCGCTGAACGTGATACCGTTGTCACGAAAGTGCGAGAGTTCAAATTGATGTTTAAAGATCTTCCTGCTTGGCAGAAAGGAACTCCTAAACGTGTAAACAATCTTACCAAATACAGCACAGCAGAAACTCTTCATGGAAAAACTAATATGCCCGGGCATGTACGTGCTGCAATGAATTGGAATCGTCTAAGACAAATGTTCAACGATAACTATAGTATGAAAATCGTGGACGGTATGAAAACTATTGTTTGCAAGATCAAGGATAACCCACTGGGATATACAAGTGTAGGTTATCCTATCGATGAATCAAATATTCCTTCTTGGTTTAAAGATTTGCCGTTCGATGATGATATGATGGAATCAACTATTGTTGATCAGAAAGTAGAAAATTTATTAGGCGTGCTGAATTGGGACATGACATCACGCACTGATATCAAAAGTACTTTCCGCAGTCTTTTTACATTTGAATAAATTACCATATCACTTGCATTGCCTAAATATTATTATATAATCAAATCCATTACACGGAGAATTTAATGAAAGACATACTCAAGAATATAGTGCAGTATACTTATGGACTTAATAAAGTTGACCTGCTCAAGATCACTGGTTCTGCAGAAGAAACACTGATCAACGCTGTATCAGAAGATAGAACAGTAATCATCGAAGGCAAATTCAAAGCACCAATCGCTGAATTTGAAGGCGTATTTGGTGTACCAAATCTATCTCGATTGAATACTATTCTAAATATCGACGAATATCGTGAAGATGCAAACATTACCATGACTTATAAGAAAGATGAAGACACAGGCGAAGATATGCTCAGCGGTGTTCATTTTGAAAACAAGCACGGTGATTTCAAAAATGATTATCGTTTGATGAACAGCAAGGTCGTGAACGAAAAGCTCAAAGGTGTCAAGTTCAAAGGCGTAAAATGGAATGTAGATATTACTCCTAGTGTTCTAGGTTTGCAGCGTCTAAAGGCTCAAGCATCGGCCAACAGTGACGAAACTACCTTTATAGCCAAGACTGAAAATGGATCACTGAAGTTCTATTTTGGTGATCCTTCAAACAATGCTGGTAGTTTTATATTTGAACCCAATGTTAGCGGAAATCTGAGCAAAGGTTGGTTATGGCCTGTTAACACAGTGATTACCATTCTTAATTTGCCAGGCGATAAAACCTTCAAGTTCAGCGATGAGGGTGCAGCCAAGATCACAGTCGATACTGGAATCGCTGATTATGAGTACATCATCCCAGCACAGACCAAATAACATGTCCGATCTATATCCACAAGATAACTTGACAGCCAAGCAGAAGGATTATGCAATCTTTCTGCCTGCATTGAGTCCGTCGTTTTCATCAATTATTTCAGAACAAAGATTTAAAAATGCTGTAAATCCAGTCAGATTTCCTGCACAAATCCAAGATTTAGAACAATTGAATTGGCTTAACAGTAAGAAAGCACTGTTTCCATATCGTTGGACTCTGAGTTCTGGAGGACATGTAAATCTAGATGTATCTAAATTTGATGAAAGTGAAGATATGATCCGCAATCGAGAGCCAGGTTCATTTATTGTAGGTGACTCCGGCGGCTTTCAGATCGGCAAAGGTGTGTGGGCTGGTGATTGGAGAGATCCTAATAGTTCAGAAGTCAAGAAAACTCTGAATGATTTAATATCTGCAGGCCCCGTAAGCATTAAAAAGGGCAAAAAGATTGTACAAGTCGATCCTTATCAGCAACAGTTGAACAAGCTAAAAGCTGCTGATGATAAACGAACTCAGATTCTTACCTGGCTAGACACCGTTGCTGATTATAGTATGACACTAGATATTCCTAATTGGATTATTCGTGACCCCGGCGCAGTGAAAGCGACCTGCGTTACCACTCTCAAAGAAGCAGTAGACGGCACCAAATACAATAACGAATATTTCATTGCCAATCGCAAAGGCAAAGACAACGGTGGCACCAAGTTTCTGAATGTGTTGCATGGGATTAACCATGCGTCTGCAGAAATCTGGTATGATACCATGAAACATTATTGTGATCCCAAGAAATATCCTGATCGCCATTTCGATGGATGGGCAATGGGCGGACAAAACAAATGTGATGTACATTTGTTGCTGAAGCGTTTGGTATTACTTCGCTATGACGGCTTGTTGGAACAAGGATTGCATGATTGGATGCATTTATTAGGTATTAGTAGGTTAGAGTGGGCAGTATTACTCACCGCAATGCAGCGTAGTATTCGCCGGCATTGGAATCCTGATTTTACCATCAGTTTTGACTGTGCGAGTCCTTTCCTAGCAGCAGCAACTGGTCAGATCTATCATCATATTGATTTGAAGGATGCTGGCAAGTGGACGTATCGAATGACTCGTCACATTGACAATCACAAATATGCAAAAGATACACGCAGTGTCAGAGATATAGCAATCACGGATTATCTGGATCATTTTGGGCATTTTGAGGATAGTCCAGTCACTGCTAGGCTCAAAATCAGCGATATGTGTGTAGGTACTCGCACTAACAATAGTTGGGACGGTTTTACATATCCGCTGTTGCAGGCACATAATGTGTGGATGCATATTGAATCAGTGCAGCGGGCTAATCGTGAATATGATGCAGGTAGATATCCAGCAATGCTGAGAAATATTCGTGGAGATCACGAATATGTATCTGATATTATCGAAAAAGTTTTTGCTGCTCCTACCAAAGCTAAATCATTAGAGATCATTGATCGATATGGTAGTTTTTGGATGAATATCCTGGGTGTAAGCGGAAACATTGGCAAGAAAACTATCAACGCCAGCACTATGTATAACGCACACTTTGAACAAGATATCAATGCATGGTCTAATGAAATAGAAGAACCAGCAGAAAAAATAGAAACACGTTCAACATTCGACGATTTATTCAGTTAATCATGACTACAATGCAAGAAAGACAAATTCTAGACTATATTCGAGCTAGATCAACCAAAATGATTGTAGCCGAAGTATGTTTGCCGTATTCTAACAAATCATGTAATGTAGCTTATATCAAAGTATTTGTTGAAGCTATAAACAATGAAACTGGAGAAGATTTGAGAAAATGGCTTTTAGAAGAATATTACCAAGACAGGTTATTTGTTGGAGATGATATGTCTGATGACCTGTACTTGCTTATATCAAAAAGATTCTTTAATAGAGAAACAGTGATTGAAATCACGCAAGACGGAAAAACTGGTCAGTTGACCAGATATGCAACCACAGACTACTGAGGAAATACAATGGCATACGAACGAACAAAAAAATACTCCCGCAGCAAACCAGAGGTAAACAAGATCTTTGATGACCTCGAAGAATATTTGGAGTTCTGCAAATGGCAAGGTTACACATTTGACGAATCTCATCTATACAATGAGAAAACTGCATGGGGAGAAATGCAGAGGGTCAAAAACGGAAAACCACCAAAAGATAATTGGACTGCTCGCCCTAAATCAGAGCGTAGAGATTTTCGACCAACCAACGTTCGCTGACAAGCACGGCGCTGTATATTATACAGCGCTTTTCTATAGGTAATTTTACTGTTTGACATCTACATCCTAAGTATCGTAGAATAATATTATTAATTTTTGGAGTTACAATGAATTTACCTATCAGTCAACGAATCCGAGATCGCATTGAAGCAGCTGGTTCTCGTTATCACAGTAATGACAATATTTCAGAATTTATCTTGAGTTCTGATGAGTTGGATGAACTAGTAACTGAAGTAGCTGGCAAGTTCCAAGAGGTGTTGGATAGTTTGGTGATTGACACCGAAAGAGATCACAACACACAAGACACTGCGCGTCGTGTAGCCAAGATGTTTGTGCGAGAAACTTTCAGTGGACGATATCGTCCTATGCCTAAGGTCACTGCATTTCCAAACATGGGTTATCAGAGTTTGTATACCACTGGTCCTATCAGCATTCGCAGCACCTGCGCTCATCACTTCCAAAATATTGTTGGCAATTGTTGGGTTGGTATTGTGCCTGAATCTGAGGTTATTGGTCTGAGCAAGTTCAATCGCATTGTTCATCACATTTGCGAACGTCCTCAGATTCAAGAAGAAATGACCACACAGATTGCAGATGCACTAAAAGAATATGCCAAGACTGATAATGTTGCTGTGGTTGTAAAAGCAGAGCATTTTTGCATGAGTCAGCGTGGTGTTCGAGAACACAACTCTGACATGAGCACAGCAATCATGCTAGGCCGATTCAGAACATCCGCAGAACTCCGTCAAGAATTTTATCAACTGCTGCAGACCATGAAAGGTCACAGCGGCAATTACTAGGAGAAATCATAATGTCAAGTCGAGAAAGGGATCAAGCAGATCTAGATCTAGACACATTCATAGAGTTATTTGATGAAGCTATATCCAGTGATGACCCTCGTGTCCAGCGTGCTTTGCAAGATTTGTTGGTGATCAGTGCATTAATTAGAACTAAAAGTGATCATGACCAAGTAACAAAAGGTCCACTGCGTCGTTTGTTTGATGATGTTCATAATATCAATCGCAGACTCATTCATATCGAAGTTGATACTCGTTATGGCACACATAATACTGATTCAATGAGTCATAAAATATCGTCAGCAATAGCTGGTTGCATTATCGGGGGGGAAAGTAAACCAAATCCATTTGATCTGCGTTATGGCACACATAATGTAATCACTAAAACAAAAATCAATTCTTCTTCAAATTCAGGCGAAGATTGTTAATGAACCCAAGCAACTGGTTGAATCCTATTGCCATTGATCTTGATGAAATCACAGAAGAAATGGTTGAATGGTATCGTGATATCGGCGGCAAAGTAAATTCTAGAATAGAGTCAGGTTCATGGGGACAAACTTTTACTAAAAATTATCTAGCATATGGCAACAGCAAATGGTGTTTTATAGCACAAGATATGCAGTCAGCACGTTTGCATTTTTGCGCAGAAGATGCTAGTGTAGCATTGATGTTTATTTTAAAGTTCGATAAGCACATAAGCAAACATAACATGAAAGAACTTTTACATGAAGAAAATATTTTATGTTGAAAGTCAACTGATTGACAACACTAAATTGTGCTAAAATCTAGCACAAACGTACTAAAATCAAGCACAAGGAAAAATATATGGCATATACAAGCAAATCAACTAATGTACCTAAGGCAATCAAGAGTCAGGCACGCGGTCTGTCACTGTCACTGAAGGATCCTTCTATGTTTAAATTATTCATTCGTATGTGGACAGAAGCAACTATACAACAGTCAGGACTTCGTGTTCAGCGCAATCATGCGATCGGCGATGCAATGAAGGGCAACAACAATGGCTAAGATTACTGCCAGTCGATATCATGATTTCAGCACTGGGCATCGTGTGTATCAGCACGAGAGCAAGTGCGCCCACATGCATGGTCACAATTATCGTGTTCACTTTACCATCGAAGCACCTGAACTAGACAAAATTGGTCGAGTATTGGACTTTAGTGTGATCAAGGACCTGCTGTGCATTTGGTTGGAAGATAATTGGGATCACAAGTTTCTGCTATGGGAACAAGATCCATGGGCAGCACCAATGAAGTCACTGGATCCAGATGGTGTTGTGTTTGTTCCATTTAATCCAACAGCAGAGAACATGGCACAGTATCTGGTGGAAGTCATTGGTCCTGTTCAGTTGTCTGGAACGGATGCTAAATTGATTCGGGTAGACATTGAAGAAACACGTAAATGTAGTGTAACTGTTGAGGCATAATATGAGCAAGATCAAAGTTTCAGAACTGTTTTATTCTGTTCAAGGCGAAGGTCGTTACATGGGAGTTCCCAGTATCTTTCTGCGCACCTTTGGCTGCAATTTTTCTTGTAAGGGCTTCGGTATGCCACGAGGACAACTCAGTACTGAAGCTGATGATATTGATGCCAACAAGTATGCAGACTATCGAGATCTACCTTTGGTATCCACTGGTTGCGATAGTTATGCCAGTTGGCATCCTAACTTCAAGCATATGAGTCCTATAATGGATTCAGAACAGATCGTAGAACAGATCATAGCACTGCTGCCACATGGTGAATGGCGAGATGAACATCTAGTCATCACTGGCGGCGAACCACTACTTGGGTGGCAGCGGTGTTATCCTGATTTATTGATGCACGAAAAAATGCGAAATGTTCAAGAAATTACTTTTGAGACAAATGGAACTCAAAAACTAAGTAAAGACTTGATCAGTGCATTAAATATTTGGGATTGGGAAGAAGTCACATTTAGTGTGAGTCCTAAACTGAGTTGCAGTGGAGAATCTTCGGAGGATGCTATCAAGCCTCAAATTGTACGTGAATATGCAAAAGTAGGCTATACATATTTGAAGTTTGTAATTGCCACCGAAGAAGACGCAGGTGAAGCATTGAGAACGATTGATATATATCGCGATGCAGGATTTCATGGACCTGTGTATTTAATGCCAGTGGGAGGAACTGAATCTGTGTATTCGTTAAATAATCGTCGAGTGGCAGAACTAGCCATGCAGCATGGGCTTCGTTATAGTGATCGTTTACAAATTCCTCTTTTCCGCAATGCATGGGGTACATAATATGGCATTATTTGACATTTTTAAAAAACAGAAACCTGTCTCTAAACCGACAGAAACACCAAAGCCTGTAGCAAAACCTAAAAAGACTGCCAAAGAAATTGCTACCGAAAAAGGTGAACCATATGTAGCAATTCTTAATGTCGAACTGGATCCAGACAATATTGGCAATGGCGCGTTTGAACTAGACTGGAATGACAAATTCATCACCAATTTAGTTCGTGCAGGGTACAAAGGCAAGACTGATAATGATATGGTAGATTTATGGTTCAGGGATATTTGCCGAAATGTATTGGCTGAAAATTATGAACAATGGGAAGCCAATTATGCTACCCTGCGTAAAGTAGGGTATGAAGACATGGGCAACGGCAAGACTAGCGTGTCCTAATAACATTAAATAAGGAAATATATGACTCAAATTTTAAGAAAGCAGGTAGATGCGAACAATGACGTTCGTATTTTCCTCAGTCGCGACATAGACTATGTAGATTTCAATCCAGCTGGTTACCAAACACCTACTTCGCCTGTTGGCAAGTGGGGAGCAAACGACCAAACATATGACCATGATTTCATGCAAAGACTCCGTGATTACATCATTGAATTAAGCAATCTAGAACAGCCAGACCCAAATGAACCAATGCACATGTGGAAACATCTGCAACAAGATCACCAAGTTTTTCTTGAACAGCTTCGCAACAATAATTTGCAGTCTGCATTTGATACTCTTAATAATCTTTATCAAAGTCCTATTATGAATGGTATCAGTCAAGGTGTTTGGGACACTGTGCCAATCAAGAAAGATTCTGATGTAGCAAAATATCGATTACTGCGTCACTATGACACTCTGCTGGGAGTGTGTGAGTACATGGGTGTGATTGGTATTCAAAATCGCGAGCAAGGATTTAGTCCAGTGGTGCTGCCAGTAAATGACTTGGTAACAGGTCTAGCACAAAAGCTAGCTACCACTATTCCTGATTTCCACGCACCTCGTTGGCAAGGTGGTATTTGGGGCATGGATACACCGTATGGCATCATGACCGATCGTGATATCTCAGCATTGTATGTTGCATTAAAGATCAACAGCAAATTCACTACAGATTCTAAGATTGTGGAAATAGGCGGAGGTGTGGGATATGTAGCTTATTGGCTTTATCAGTTGGGTTTTCGTGATATTACATTGATAGATCTACCAGCTGTTTCAGTAGCCCAAGCTTTCCAACTTGGCACTAATATTGGAAAACAGAATGTCAGACTGCCGTTTGAAACGCATGATGCACCCATTAAGTTCCTCACGCCAGAACAATTCTACGATAGTGATGAAATGGTTGATTTAGTCTATAACACCGACAGCATGCCAGAAATGCCAAATGACGCGCTGAAAAAGTATCTAACTACCATTGCCAAGGTCAGCAAGTCTTTCTACAGTGTGAATCATGAATGTCGCAGTGGATTCAATGGCGTACCTCAAAATTCAGTAAGTCTGGAAATAAACACTAATTTTATTGGAGAAATCATCAACCTAGAACGCAATCGCTACTGGCTGCGTGATGGATATGCTGAAGAATTCTACGTTACACAAAATTGGTCGTAAAAACTCTTGACAGATTCATGGCGCTGTTATAACATAGCGCCATGAAATACTTACTTGTCGATCTCACAAACACATTTTTCCGTGCTAGATTTTCAGCAAACCGTTCGCAAAATGCTGAAGAAAAAACAGCATTTGCTATACATGTAACGCTGAATAGTATCGCCAAAGTTTGGCGAGAACAGCGTGCCGATCATGTAGTGATTTGCCTTGAAGGACGCAGCTGGCGAAAAGACTTCTATAAGCCGTATAAAAAGAATCGTGCTGCAGCCCGTGCTGCACTCACCGAGCCAGAACAGGTCGAAGACAAAATGTTCTGGCAGTCACTGGATGATCTAAAAACTTTTCTGCAAGAAAAAAGCAACTGTACTTGTTTACGTCACGAATCACTAGAAGCAGATGATTTGATTGCTGGTTGGATTCAAGCTCATCCAAACGATCAACATATTATTGTCAGCAGTGACACTGATTTCCATCAACTATTAGCAAAAAATGTCAAGCAATATAACGGAATTACTGATGAACTCCACACAATCGAAGGCATCTTTGACAAAAAAGGTGCCCCAGTGCAAGATAAAAAAACTAAAGAACCTAAAAAGATTCCAGACCCCCAATGGATCCTATTCGAAAAATGCATTCGCGGCGATTCGTCAGATAATGTTTTCAGCGCTTACCCTGGGGTCCGTACCAAAGGTTCGAAAAACAAAGTAGGATTACAAGAAGCGTATGCAGATAGAACTAGTCGTGGGTGGGCTTGGAATAATCTGATGCTGCAACGCTGGGTCGATCACGATGGCATAGAACATCGTGTGCTAGACGATTATGAACGCAATCGTGTGCTGGTAGACTTGACTGCTCAGCCTGAGCATGTGCGTGCGTGGATAACGGAAACTATTGCTGAGAACTCAGTGTCCAAGAATATCAGTCAAGTAGGCACCAAATTCCTCAAGTTCTGCGGCAAGTATTCGTTGAATCGTATCAGCGACCAAGCACAAAACTACGTGGATTTTCTGTGTGCAGAATATCCTGAATCTGTTCGTATTCGAGAATCAGCATGAGTCAATTAATATGGGAGAGAAAATTATGAAATGGTTTGATCGTTGGTTTATTAGAAAATGCCGCTGGGCTTCGGAAAACCAGCATTTAATCGAAGATAAGAATCAACTTGTTGGGGTAAAAAAACCTAATAATATCTCTGACGTAGAACAAGGGTATCGTTTAAATGTGATACCTGCTCGTGGTGGCACTGTGCTACAAGTTATGCGATATAATCCCCATGGCACAGATCATTGTGTGACTTATGTGCTAGGGCAAGAAGAACCATTTAATGAGGGTATCGCACAGATTCTAAGTATGGAGATGATTCGATGAGCGTATTAATAGCTAAACCAGTGGTCAAAAATAAATTTTGGATCTTGGAGGACAGCGGACAAAAAGTTGCTACTATTCAAGCGGTAGATGAAGGTGGCGTAGCGTTGGTATTCGGCTCTAAACGAGAAATGTTTGCTAGTTTTAAAATGCTTAAAAACAAATACAATATTCAGATTGCGAAATCTGAATTTAAAAATACGCATCTGCCTGAGGTACATGGTTTTCCAATTCAGGGTCGAGCATATAATGCAGTATTTGATCTACAGCAACGCATTCCAATTTATACCAAAACTATTAAAAGCAAGTGTTTTTTTTGTGCAGGACATTATTGGATTTTTCAAAACGATACATGGGTACAATCATTCTGCCCAAAGTTGATTACTATCAAACGATATCAATATCTAGGGCCATTTCACAGTGAACAAGAATTACAGGAAAATCAACCATGTCTGAACCATGTTTAACTTTACCACTGAAAATGTTCAACGACAAAGTTCGTATTATGAATCAAACTCGCCAACGTGATTTGGTATTGTCTGCAGTGGACGCACGTAATCTGCATGCTGAAATATTTGCATTATTGGCTCAAATTTCAGAAATAAGTAGACAAACTGCCCCCACTGAAACAGTTTCACCAATACAGATTGGCATGGACGGTGGGGGTTTTAAGTAAAGTGCGCTGTTATCCAAGATAAATACATTATCGAGGATAAGACTAATGAGTAGACCAAAACCCATAGTTCTGTTAGAACATGTAAACAAAAGCAATTATAAAAGTGATCAGGTCTTGGCTAGTGAGGGTATATGGGCTGTATTCTATGACCAATTGCCCATAAATCTAAAGACTCACAATATCCTAGTAGGCTACCCAGGGCCAAAATACAAAAAAGTTAGTTTCAGTAACAAAGGTCATGCTATCAATCTGGCTAAAAAGCTGAATAGTCTTTACAAGACTGACAAATTCAGCGTGGTTCTTTTACGTGCAGGCGAACAAATATTTCCCTGATAAAAAACGACACTATGAAGAGCTAGTTCTAACTGAGATAGGCATAGACTTCTCAGTTATCGATAATGTTCGCGCTGCTTGGTGGCAGAACCCCATCAATCCTGTTAGTCTCCGTCTGACTAGTGCAGGATTTAAATTTTTCAGCAAGGCAAAATTACATTTCCATGAAATTCCATTGCCTACCAACCAGACTGTCACTCCAAAAATAATGCTTCAGTTAGAACGCCTGTTCGATGAACCTTATTACCTTAAGTTTTGCTATATTTATGTACTCAGCGAAAAGGACGCTATAATGCTGAATCTCCATGCCGGCGACTTGGCTTGCTATCTAGACAATCTAGAAAGTCAATAAAATCAATCACTTAGATAAGCTGTGCCACTGCTCAGTCCTGAGCAAAAATCTAACAAAATCAATCACTTAGTTAAAATTGCTTGAAAGAAACTTGTCTGATCAGTACATTGATGCTGCCATGCGCCTAAAATTATTTTTGCCAAACGGTTGACAACACTGGTTTGGCTATATAGAATACGCACATATTGAACGAAACGGAGCATCTAGCATGAGTGACCTGATTGCCATTGCGTGGGAATGCGAGTATGAGGATGAGGCTGAGCAGGCTTGCTGGCTGTGGCCGATCACCGACACTGCGTTTTCGGTGTTGGACTTGGAACTCAAAACTCAGGGCAGCGTTCACTATTACAAAGGTGAATGGTACAGCTCCGATGTGGTCGGCAACAAGCTTTGCGTAGGCAGCAGCCGTTCGCTGGCGGCGCTGGCCGTTGTGAATTTTTCGGAGTTTGGCTGCGTTTAACGGTTGACAAGCTACCGCACGCAAGCTATAATACTTGCACAAATTGTGACTAAGGAGTAATTTATGTCCGTGACTGAAAATCGTACTATTACGCCGTCTGAAGCTCGCTCGCGTGTTCTTCGGGCGTTCAAGGCTAAGCGTCCTGTGTTCTTGTGGGGTCCTCCGGGTATCGGCAAGTCTGAATTGGTGGCTGGCCTCACTGAAGACCTTGGTGGTTATATGATTGACCTGCGTATGGGTCAGATGGAACCTACTGATATTCGTGGCATTCCGTTCTTCAATAAGAACAAGGAAGTCATGGACTGGGCTCCGCCGATTGACCTGCCCGACGAGGAAATTGCCAGTCAGTACCCGATTGTGGTGCTGTTCTTGGACGAGATGAATTCGGCTGCACCCGCCGTGCAAGCTGCTGGTTACCAGCTGATTCTGAATCGTCGCAGCGGCAAGTACAAGCTGCCTGATAACGTGGTTATCGTGGCTGCTGGCAATCGCGAATCTGACAAGGGTGTGACCTATCGCATGCCGAGTCCGCTGGCGAATCGCTTTGTTCACCTTGAGGTCCGCGCTGACTTCGACAGCTGGTTTCAGTGGGCGGTGGGCAAAAACATTCACAAGGACGTTGTAGGTTACCTCAGCTTTGCCAAACAGGACCTCATGGAATTTGATGCCAAGAGCGCCTCGCGTAGCTTTGCTACTCCTCGTAGCTGGACCTTTGTGTCACAGTTTCTTGAGGATGCGGATGCCACTGACTCGGAACTCACCGACTTGATTTCAGGCACTGTGGGTGAAGGTTTGGCGGTGAAGTTCATGGCTCACCGCAAGGTGTCAGGTCAAATGCCTAACCCCGAAGATGTTCTCTCGGGAAAGGTCAAGGAACTCAAAACCAAGGATATCTCGGCTATGTATTCGCTGACGATTTCCATGTGCTATGAGCTTCAGGAACAGCATAAGAAGCTGGGCAAGGACAAGATTGCTGATTGGCACGCCATGGCTGACAACTTTCTGAAGTTTACGATGGATAACTTTACCACTGAGTTGGTGGTGATGGGTGCGCGAGTGGCGCTGACTACCTATAATCTGCCGATGGTGCCGGGTAAAATGTCGAACTTTAACGAGTTCCACCAGCGCTTTGGAAAATACATTATTGCTGCAAGCGGCAAGTAACAGAGTCCCTTAGTCACGGACAAGAGGCAGGCGAAATCCGTAAGTCCTCTTTGTAAGTTATTGATTTTTTTCTATTTTTTATTGGTTCAAACGGTTGACAGGTTGCCCCTCTGGGGAGTATAATGTCTGTAAATAATGTAAGGAGTATACTATGGACGCAATCGCTGAGAACACAAAAACTAATCCGAAGGTCGATGCTGCTGCTCGTGAAAAGCTGATTACAGCTCGTATTGGTCTATTGCTACGTCAACCTTTTTATGGCAATCTTGTTACTCGCCTTCAGCTGGTCAATGCTGATGATTGGTGTCAGACTGCAGCCACTGATGGTCGTCACTTCTATTACAACAGCGAATTCATTAATAAGATGCCACTGAAACAGTGTGAATTTTTATGTGGTCATGAAGTGCTGCATGTTGTATACGATCACATGGGTCGTCGTGGCTCTCGTGATCCAAAACTGTGGAACATTGCTGATGACTATTGTGTGAACGCTGACCTCATCGAATCTGGGGTCGGTGAAAAAATCACTGTGGTGGGCATGCTGTATGATCCCAAGTACAAGGGTTGGAGTGGTGAAGAGGTCTATGATGACCTCTATAAAAATGCTGACAGGATCAATATTGATCAGCTTACCAAGATGCTTTTGGATGAGCACATGGACAGTGAAGATGACGAGGGCAGTGGTGAAGGCAATGATAGCAACAACCCTGTAAACGGCAAAGGACCTGTTAAACTGACTGCGGAAGACCGTCGCCAGATTCGGGATGAAATTAAAGAAGCCATTATTAATGCAGCACAAGCTTCTGGTGCTGGCAATGTGCCGAGTGGGGTCAAGCGTCTTATCAAGGACCTCACTCAGCCTATGATTGGCTGGAAGGAATTACTGGAGCAACAGGTTCAAAGCACTATCAAAAACGACTTCACATTTGCTCGTCCTAGTCGGCGTGGTTGGCATATGGATGCTATTCTGCCTGGTCTGAAGAACGGTGAAATGATTGATATCTGCATCGGCATCGATCAGTCTGGTTCAATTGGAACAGCAGATAGCAAGGTGTTTCTGGGAGAAATCAAAGGTATCATGGAAGCCTATGACGAATACAATATTCGAGTCTGGTGCTTTGATACTGAAATCTATGCTGATCAAGAGTTCACCAGTGACAATATGGAAGAAATCGACAACTACGAGCCCGAGGGTGGTGGTGGCACTGACTTCATGGCTAACTGGGATTACATGAAGGCACAAGGAATCGAACCTAAAAAGTTTATCATGTTCACTGACGGTTATCCTTGCGGCAGCTGGGGTGATGAAAACTACTGCGACACGGTTTGGATTATCAAGGGCAACACTGAATGCAAACCGCCGTTTGGGGTATGGGCAATCTACGAAAACGAAGCCAAGAAAGCCAAGTAAGGAATCATTTATGAAAATTACTACTTTGTCGCCTAATTCAGTAGAAAAGTTGGCTGATTATCTAGGACTGGATGAACCTCAGAATATGCAAGGCACAACAGAGGTTGCTGATAAAGACTTAGGGAAGAGATTAACGCCTACTTATGTAAATGCTCCCTCTGAATTAGAAGATGCTGTTCAGCGGCTACTTCAGGCTGAAATGCTATTAGAAGATCTAAGTCGTGCAATAGAAATTGCTGGCATCATGCGTAATATCGATATGCTAGATAGCTTTAAGCAAAGCGCAGATGAATATCTACAAGGCAAGATTCAGATCAAGCAACCTGACAATGGGCCAATGAAAGTCACCATTGTGACTGACGATACGGATGCTTAAGCACAATGAAATTAATCTGCTAGCAGTATTTGGACTGCGGAGGGTAGAGCACTGCCCTCCGCATTTCACTGTAGTGGATTTTGATATGCAATCTGACGAAAAAACAATCACCGATTGGATCTATGAGAATCTGTCGGGTAGATTTTACCTCGGCGGAAGTTATTGGCACAGAACTGATAACAGTATGACATGTTATTCCAGAGTTGCCTTTGAAATACCCGGCGAAGCAAGTTACTTTGCCCTGATTAAAGACTCATTGATTGAATCAAATAAAATCCAACTTTAAAAATTTTTTCACGGGTGTCGCTAGTTATATTAAATATGTTTAGTTATTACTTTATAATGGAGATACAACAATGTCAGAAGAAATTACTCAACCAACTGAAGCTGCGCCTTCACTAACCCTCAACGACTTGATGGTTGCATTAAATATGATCCAGGTAGTTGCTCAGCGAGGAGCTGTTCGCGCTGATGAAATGTCAGCTGTAGGCACTCTGCATGATCGCTTAAAAGCTTTTCTAGAAGCACAGGGCGCACTTACCACACCGGCTGATACTGCTGCTGAAAGCGCAGATACAACAGCAAGCGTTTAAAAAAGGAGCTTGCTATGCAAGTATTAAAACACATTGGCAGACACAGCGATAAGAGGGTTGTGATTGCATTTAGGCAGGTGCCCGACGAAGGTCATATGTGCCTAGTTATCTATAGCGATACGTTGCCACAGTTACTGCATGATGAAGTCATGCAGTGCTTGGAAAGCCCGGTGGGGCAGGCCGCAGATGAATTATCTGATGCGTTATTTAGGGTAATTATGAAAGATGGACGTAACTGTCTTGATACTCTACATCGCAACGGTCATCTCAAGAAGGTAGCGACAAATCAGGTGATCATCACACCCAATGCCAAAAGCAGTGTTCGTCTAGATGAACTGAACGGCATCTTGAATGAGATGAAACTAGGTGAAAATGCGGTCAAGAGACTTGCAGAGCTAGATGAAAACAGTGGTCTAACTTCTCGTAAAAAGGAAGCTAGGGAAGTTGGTGCAAACCCTGCAAGTAGAACCAAGATTGCAGAGGGTAATGCTACTACCATAGGCGATATCTTAACTGACGAGCAGTTGTCTAATCAACGTATTGCTCAAGCAGCTAAAATGAAAATGGAGGCTCAGCAGTTGTTAGCTGAAGCTGAGCGGCTGGAAAAAGAAGCTGCATCATTGAATAAGGTGGTCGCTTCCGATGAGCCGAAACCCAAAAAAACCAACAAAAAGCAAACGGCTTAAACTAGCTCTCACTGAAAGAGATAAGTGGAAACAGATACTGAAGGAAGTAGAAAAAGCAGAAGCTCCAGTATCTGTTTTGCACGCCATCACAGTTAATCTGATTGATGGCACCAGTGTGGATATCAATATCCAGGACTTATTGTCTGAAGGTGTTGAACCAGCTTATCTTGAAGAAGAGATTAGTCGCAAGCTAAAAGAGTTAGACGGGATTGTAGAAGATGTTGATTTTCTGATCAGCATCGAACATGTTGCTAAAGCTATTCAGCCTGCTACCGATTCGCTATTAAAAAACCTCTAAACCAGTGTATACTGTTTTCACAGTATACACAGGGAGATAACCCATGAAAGTCCGTCTTATCAGTCATAGCTGCCCTACATCTGAAGTTGCAGTGGCAGGTATTCAAGATATGCAAGAGCTAGTAGCTTATTGCGCCAGAGTCAGTAATCCAGCAAATCAATTCAACACTGAAACATCAGAAAAGCTAATTCGATATTTAATTCGCAATCAGCATTGGAGTCCTCTAGAAATGGTTTCTGCTTGCCTTGAAATAGAAACCACACGAGATATTGCCCGACAAATCCTGCGTCATCGTAGTTTCAGTTTCCAGGAATTTAGCCAGAGATATGCAGACCCCACACAAGATCTAGACTTCGTGGTTCGAGAAGCACGCCTCCAGGACCTTAAGAATCGACAAAACAGTATTGATACGGATGATAATGAGCTGGAATCATGGTGGCAAGACCAGCAAAAAACAGTGATCAACCTAGTTAAAGATATCTACACACAAGCTATTTCACGTGGTATTGCCAAAGAACAAGCTCGTGCAATACTGCCCGAGGGAAACACTGTTAGTCGCTTGTATATGAATGGCACTCTACGTAGTTGGATTCATTATATGGAATTACGCAGTGCTCACGGTACTCAGAAAGAACATCAGGAGATCGCTGTTGCTTGCGCAGCGGTGATCTCCACAGTGTTTCCTATGACTTCTAGCTTCTAATTATAGAATGCTTGTGATGATAATCTATCTATTGCAACCAATAAGACAGTGGTTTTATAGTTTGTGACCGTTAGTCGCAAAAATAAAGTTCAACAAGTGTTTTCATTTATTCAAGCCTCCTGTTAAATCAATATTCGATAACTATAACGCCACCTTTTCCATTAGTTCGTGCACCGCCCGCGCCGTAACCGCCACCCCAAAAACTTGGTGCATTGCCAGGGTCCTGGCATCCTCCTACGCCGTCAGCGCCAGCGAGTTCCAGATCACCCAAATCACCAGTACCACCATTTCCACCCACGGTATCCGTGGTAGTTCCGTAACCTAGGTTACCATACATTTGTATTGTACCCGTACTATTGGTTAACCTCAACCGTGAACCAACACCATTTTTACCCGATAATGTAGTAGCAGTGCGGTCACCCCCTCCGCCAACTTCACAATAATATGTTGTCCCTGGTGTGACACTAGTGAATATTTTTATTGCTGTTCCACCAGCGCCACCTGACGAGCTACGAGAACTTGTTCCATCGTAAACACCGGCGCCGCCGCCGCCGGTTACAATAGCTTTAAATCTTCTAACATTGGTCGGCACCGTCCAAGTGCCACTACTAGTTTTCACTACCATGTTGTTAAATCCTGCAGATACTGCTACTGCTTGAACAAATGCGGTAGTAGCCACGTTAGTAGAGCTGTCAGATGAAGTTTGAGTAACTGCTGTAGTTGCACCATTAAATGCAACGGTACCATTTAGCGTAACTGCACCACTGAATGTTTTTGCGCCCGATATTGTTTGTGTTTGGCTTTTGGTGACTATATCTGCACCATCTAATGTTGTACTGCCGGTGCCGCCTTGACTAACAGGCAAAGCTGATGCGCCATATGTGATAGAAATAGCTGGTGTAGTAGTCGAACTTGTTACGGATACAGTCAAGAAAGGCACAGAACTAGCTGACACTGAAGTAACTGTGCCGACCGTTGGCGTTGACCATGTAGGAGCAGAACTACCGCCTTGACTTGTTAGTACTTGTCCGCTCGATCCAGCACTGGATGTAAAACTATAAACACTGCCTGTGCTGTATGCAATAGTGCCAGCTGCTCCTACCGATGTACTGCCTGTGCCGCCGGCTGAAACACCAGCAGATCCCCATGTAGGTGCTGAGGATGATCCTTGAGATAAAAGTACCAAACCACTTGTACCAGACGCCAAGAAAGATGTAGCGCCAGCCCCAGTTTGATAAGGAATTCTATTTGCACCACCGTCGGCTAGATTAGTTGCTGTTGTTGCTGTTGTTGCGGATCCTGCACTGCCGTCGATACTCACGCCAGTTAATGATTGACTTGCACTAGATCTGTTTAAAGCAATAGATGTTGTTCCAATGTACACAGCTGAGGATCCTAATACACCAGAAGGCAATGTGCCAGTGATTTGAGCCGCAGGTATGCTGGTTAATGATGCACCAGAACCAGAAAATCCAGTGGCTGTCAGTATGCCTGTACTTGGAGTGTAGTTTAGTTTACTGCTTGATGTTTTAAGAGTGCTTGTCGTACCAGTAGTTGTATTCCAAAACAAAGGATACATAGCAGAAGCAGTAGATGTATCATTACTTAAAGTCACTGCTGCACTGCTTAGTGTAGTCCATACAGGAGAACCACCTGCACTGACTGTCAATACTTGACCAGTTGTGCCGATAGTCAAGAATGAAGTTGCGCTTGGTCCGCTTTGAACAGGCAAAGAATTAGACAATCCTCCAACAAGATGTGTGGCTGATCCTGCTGCAAGTGAACTTTGTGCTACCCAACTTGGCGCTGAACCAGTTGATTTTAACACGTAACCGTTTGTGCCAATAGCTAATGCTGTTAGTGCAGTGGGTGTTCCGGTGGATCCTGAGTATAAGATATCGCCAGTGGTATATGAACCTATGCCTGTGCCGCCGTTGTCTGCTTGCAATGTTCCTGCAATAGTAAAGGTTCCCCCGACTGGATCATTAATCGTTGCTGTAGAGCCGCCATTGATTGTTAGACCGGTGTTTGTTGAAGCCAACGTGATAGATGTTATACCAGCGCCGGCGGCAGCTACTTGTGTATCTACATAAGCCTTCATGTTTGTATTAGCTGTTGTAACTACACCAGAAGTGTATGTAGTCTGACGGATATTTGAATCATCAACGTAGCTCTTCATTGCTGTATTTGCAGTTACTATAGCAGCATCTGTGTATCCTTTGGTAGCTACACCTAATGAAGTTGTAGGACTTCCTACAACTTCTATTAAACCGCTGGTACCATTGATCTTGATAACATCTAATGAAGCGCCTAAAGTCGGCGACACTACGAATCGAATGCCATTGGCTGCAGCTAGTGAACTCATTACTACGTTGCCACTGGCAACACCTAACTTGAAGTTAGGTGAACTTATCATACTTGGTTCTGAAGTAGTGGTAAAATTTAAACCTGGATTTATTGTGGATAATCCCCCAATAGTGGCTCCGCCAGCTAAACTAAATGCTGATGAATCACTACTCAATATACCGGTGAGTTTATTGTTGACCATGAGATTGCCAACAGTATGATTTATTGCTGTGTTGTCTGCTAGAACGTTTCCGGTAATTGCAGTCGGAAGACTGGCCAAACTAGAAGCTGGACCAATGGCTACCCATCCATTGCTTGTCCCTGAATATATTTTCAATAGTGAGTTGATTGAATCCCACCATATATCTCCGATTGCTGGATTCAGTGGCGCAGATGTTGCACTCTGACTGAAGGACATTGGTTTCCATCCAACAGTGCTGTCCACATAAACGTTGAGACTTTTATTAAGACTATTCCACCACAATTGCCCTTTAAGGGGATTGGTTGGTGCTGTTGTTTTGCTGAAATTTTCCAGCATCTTGATGAAATTTTCATTTATCAACAGACCGTAGCCAGCATAGTTTTTGCCTATTAAATTTATGCTGGTAGTTGAAATATCTACTGCACCGTCTGCTAGTGTAAGTAGTGCGGTGCCGTTGGTAAGTGTGAGATTATAAGCCATATTTCAGTATTTCCTAAATGTTCATGTATTTATTTCTATTTCTTACTAAGCAGGAGTGTATGCGCCCCATGATATTACAACAAATCCATTTTCTCCGTTTGCACCAGTGAACTCATTAGGTGCCGTTCTATCAATAGAATCTGCACCAAATCCACCGAGTCCAGAATATGCATATATATCTATTGGTAGTGGGTTACCATTTAATACTGTGCCACTAACAAGCTTAACAATATATCCGGTACCCCCATCACCCCCTGCGCAACTAGAATCATCAGCAGTACCTTTTTGACCAGCTGCTCCGTTAAGCCCATTCCTGCCTACATCCCCTGTTGCGATAGTTATAGAACCGCCTGTGCCGCCTGAGCCACCTGAGGTAGTAGTAGCGCCTATACCACCCGACCCACCGTTTGCTGTTACAGTCACTGAAGTAGGAGCCGGTATAGCAACTCTAGAAAATCCACCTGGGTTCGCGCTCTTTCCTCTAGTAGATCCAGAAGCTGAGAGAGCAGTTCCACCTTGACCAATTGTTACAGTAATGTTTGTATTTTTGGATATTACTGTGCTCGCAGCATCTATATAATTGTAAGTTGGAACATAGGAAACTACTTTACCAAATATTGCACCTGCTCCTCCGCCACCGCCACCGCCGCCGCTGCCAGCTTCTGTGGCACTACCGCCGCCACCACCTGCGCCAATTACCAATAATTTCAATCCTCTCACAGAATAGGGTAGTTTAAATGTATCTGAAGAAGTAAAAGCATATGTTGCGGCTGGTTGTCTAGCAGTAACTGTGACCGACGGGGATAATGCGTTAGAAGCATTACTTACAATTTTTAGACTATCTGTATATTTTCCAACATCAGACTTAGATACTGCTTGGAGAGTTAAGGTTACAGAATCTCCGACATCCAATGATGTTACACTAGAAGGTGAAACAGTGAACTTGCCGTCAGTTGAAGATAACGAAGTAATATGCAATACTGCATCACCATCATTTGTCAATTTAACTACAGTAGTTGGCATAGTAGTATCATCAACGTCAAATACAGGGAGAGAATACGATGTTTTATCTAATTTAATATGCGGTTTCTTGGTCTGCACCAAACCTGTTACTGTTATTTGATAAGTTCCTTTATCAGGATCATTGCTTACAATATTAATTGTATCAGTATAACGTGTTCCACTTTCAGAAAGAGAACTCCAACCAGCAAATGTAAGCTGAAATCGCGTTACTGCACCTGATATTAGTGACACTGGTGTAGTAATGCCCGAGGTTGAAGTATAGCCAGCAACACTAGATATACCAGTGACATTCAGTGAAGCTGCGCTTTGTTCAGTATTTTTAATATTTACTGTTATTGGTGCATGGGTATCCCCGCTATAAACTGTACCTAAATCTATTGTAGTTAGAGCAGTGGAAGGGCTACCATCTTGATAAACAAAAATATTTGGATATTTTGGTATGTAAGTATAATACACTGGTATTTGTAAAGTTCTACTATAAGGTGTAGTGGTGTCACTGTCAACAATGATAGTATCTATTTGTTGTGTGCCATTAACTTCATAATCTTGTGGCAAAGATACTGTCACTTGTGCAGAAGTATTTGGTGCTATTACTGCAGTCGAGGAAGATACCGAACAGCTACTAGTAATACGCGCTATACTGTTTATTGTTAAATCTCTAGCTGAAACACCACTGCTGGTATTCTTTATTACAAGTACCTGAGAATTTGGTACATTGTTTATACCTAAAGTCCAATTATTAATTGGCGTTACAATGGCGCCCGCAGCAGGTGTAACAGTTGATGGATAAACTTGGATTCCTGCTTGTTTAACAGTAATTGTATAAGAAACAGTTATTGTTATAGTTCCAGCATTGCTGCTGATAGTTACTACATCCGTTATGCTTGCTGACAATTGTTGTCCTGTCACTTTAAACTTCGCAGACGCAGATGGTGCAATAGAACTACTGGTTAAACCAGATATAGCTGCAATGGTGCCACCAGAAGCAGACACAATACTGCTAATAGTCAATGTCGCTTGGCCTGAATTCGTGATTGTGACTTCCTGTTCCGGACCAGTTGTGTTCGTATCATAATATGCAGTAGATAACTGTGTCGGGCTCACTGTTATTCCTGGTAATTTAGCAGCCACTTTCAACGTTACAGGGTTAATTGTTATTGTTGGATTTGAAGTATCATCACTTTTAATAGTAATAGTATCTGTATAATCACCGGGTGTTCTGCGTGTTGCAGTTAATGTTACATAACCTGAGTTCGATGAAGGAATTGCAGATGAAAAGCCACTAACATTTATAACGCCATATAAACTGAGGACTTCTGATATATTAACAGTTTTACCATTGCCATTATTATAAAGTGTAACTGTTGTTGACGGCAGGCTGTCTCCATCGACCATTGAAAATGACACTGTTTTACTGGTTGATAAACTTGAACTTGCAAAGGATATAGCAGAATATTCGGGTAAAATATTCACTGTCACAGGTATTGTTAAGGTACTTGTGTCCAACGGCCCTGTGTCAGCAGTAATAACTATTGTGCCACTGGCACCTGAACCTATCGACAATCCGTATACAACCACCGTGATAATTGTTGATTGTCCTGGTGTAACAGTTGTCGGACTGTTAGGTGTAAGAGTAGTAGAGTAATATGAACTGTCACTGACAGAAATATTTGTTATAGATAAATTCCGGGTGCCATTGTTTGTGATAGTTATTGTTTGTGCAGCGGATGAGTGATTTTGATAAACATTAAATGTCAAACTAGCTACGTTTGTAGTTAAGCTACCAGCCGGCGTAGGATAGATTTGTTCCCAAGTACTACCGCCTATCTTGTTCCAAGCTGTAACCACTGGTTGCCAGCCACTGCTATTTTTGACCCACATTTTTTTAACTGCTTTCCAGTTACCAGAAATAGGATCTTTAATCCATATAGTGCCTAATTTTGCCATGTTCTATATCTTTAAATTTGGAACCAAAAATCACCTACAATTCCATCACCTGATGATGGTGTACTTGAACTAACTGTTTTGCCGCTGCCTTGCCATTTTGAATTAGTTGCACTGCCTATAGCAGATTGTGTAAATGCAGTTGTGGCTATTAATGTGCTGCTGTCTGCGCTGGATGGGGTAGGTGCGCGCGGTGAACCAGTGAATGTTGGGCTAGCAATCCTTGCATACGTTGAACCTAGATTATCAATTTTACTGTCTACATACACTTTTGTAGCTGCACCAAAATTACTCAGAGCATTAGCTGCTAATCTAACTTCACCAGTAGACCCAACGATAGTCAATGCTTTGGTGTTTATAGTAGAAGTGTTTACATAGAAACTCAAATCTGCATTGTTAACAATATTACGAATAGTCATATCACCTGAGCCACTTGATGCACTAGTGATCGAGCCGCCGCTTGATCCACCTACATTAATATTTGCTGCAAATGTTTCAGTGATGTCTTTTCTAGCGTAATTTGAATATGAAAAACTCCCCAGTTTTTGACTATCAGTAGCTGTGCCATTGAAGATGCCGCCGTTACTCGTATTCAAATTCAATCCAGGATATAATTTTCCGTCACTGGTCGTGAAGTCTGGTATAGGTGTAAATGTAAACGCTGCAACCCAGCTAAAAACAGCAATCAAGTTGCCATTAGCATACATCTTGAGGATCGGATTGCTATTGTTAACATCAGGTATTGAGCCACCTTGGCCGTTCAATTTACTGAAAGATGGTCCTACAGTAACCCAAGATGAACCGTTATAAGATTTAAATTGATCATTTGTGGTGTCCCACCATTGATCTCCAACTGCTGCACCAGCTGGTGCTGAGGTCGTCGCACTGAATGCTGAACCAGTGACTAAATTAAAAGCAGATCCATTATAGACTTTTAATCTGTTTAGAGTAGTATCGTAGAATAATTGGCCGGTTATAGGTTTCGAAGGTGGATTACTTGTAGTTTGGGCAAAATTTTCCAGCAACTTAACAAAGTTTTCATTTTGAATTTGTCCATAATTAGGGTAATTTCTGCCTATCAGATTCAATGAAGTACTATTATTTGGCGGATTTACGTCCGGGCCATTTGCGGTACCATCATACAGAATAACTACTTGTTGACCTCTGCTGTTTGTAATCGTATAACTATTTGCCATTGTCTATTATCCTATAGTGTGCTTAAATTGGTCAGTGTTTGTATTCTGACTGTGTAGTCGATTTGAATTAATCTATTCAAGCTTTTTTGTACTGGATGAAATATAACGTGAGTTAATAATTTCCCTGTGGTACTAAGACCACTGGATCCATCAGTGCTGCGAGCTTTCAAGCCTAATTCATCAAAAGTATATGTATCATTTAGATTAGTGGTATTATCAAACGCTTGTTGCCCTGACGGCTCACCATAATCTAACAAGCATGATACTAAAATATCGGTGTATACTTGACCCGGCACATGTCGAATTTCTATTTTGTTAGAAAGTGGGTTTAGATTTGCAGCTGCATTATCATCTACAATTTTGGCATAAGTTGGATTATAAAGATTGGAGTTTTGTGTATTTGTGTTTGCTGGCAGATAATTGATCACACCAGTTGGGTCAACACTAGTGCCGCCGTTGCCAAAATGCATTTCGTAGATATAACTTTGACCCTTATTTGCTAATGTATACGCAATTGCTTCTGATATGTTTTCATAATGAATAGCATTTCGCTTGTTCACATAAACTTCACCAGATTCTGGATCAAAAATCTTGATATGGCCCTGAACATACATACCGCCTAATTCATCGTGCTGCTTATCAGGCGTTGGTTTAGATTTCTTATTGAGATCGTTCATAATACGTATTTATTACCTTCTTATCCTTGTATTTATGGTCATGAGATGTTGTTCTTTAGATACGTAACTTCATTTGAAGTACTTCCTTCGAATCCTGTGCCGCTCAAGAAGCTTATAGCATTGGCAGGCAATACTTGTAAGTTTGCACTATCTTTATTCAAGTAAAAATGCTTGGCAACATTACTGTCAAATATTCCGCTGCTATTCACTAGTGTAATCACATTGCCAGTAGAGTTAGCTGATACTACTCCGGTTGCACCTGTTGTGGTTTGCGTGATCACATTGCCAACATTTACAGTAACATTAGCTGTCACATAAAGTGTTTGTGTCGCCGACGTATTATACCATGTATCTTTGTGCGGAATTCCCGGCAGCGGTCTGCTTGTTAAATCTTGTATTACTGCTGCGTTTGAATACAGGAACTTGTTTTGTTGTGTAACATAAGCAGCTGCCAAGTGTACATCAGGTGCGCCAGTGCCATTTACTGCTCTACGAAGTTGACCTAATCTATTGTGCACAGTATCCAATTCGTAGTAAGTGATAATTTCTCCATTGATCAGTATAGTGCCCGGTGTGGCAGTACTTGGGCTTGGAACTGATAGCAATGCAGCATTTGCTACAAATATATTTGAATCAGTGATATGTAGATTTGCTGTCAAGAACGTGCTATGAGTAAATGTGTTGGCATCAATTTTATAATATTTCGGCCATTGCTTGCTATCAGCAGAATTGACATTAGCTCTCATGTTATGTACAACTGCATGAGCCAAATATGTAGTATTGGCGTAGATATTACTGTATACTCTCATTACCATAGTATCATAGGTAATACCCGGGATCAGTTCTTCAGGAGCATGACTGCTAAATGTGTCATAATATGCGCCGCCAGAAACTACAATATCTTCTACTCGTGTGCCAAGAACACTTTGAGTATCAGTGATGATAGCAACATTGCTGGCTGTTAATCCTGTGTCGTTGCCGTCTAATGTTAAATTAGATACAGTATTAAAAATACCGTATGTATTTGGCAAAGTAATAAAGCTGGTATTTACAACCGTTGTTCTTATTACAGCACTTGCATCGTTGCCTATCTGTCCGAGAATGCTGCCGTATGAAGCAGTCAAATTTCCGGACAATGTAATTTCAGCAGTCCTATATCCATAATTACTTTGAATAATACTGTCCAAGAAGATTGGATTATTTTGATCGTAGTAATTTAATGTTACGTTGGCGTTTGCTGCAATATAATCCAGTGTGCCTGTGACATACAAATTGCCTTCTGTGACTTCTTCAATCAACACTGTGTTTGTTTTAGTATCAATACTCACTGGAACGTATGATGTTGACAAAGATGTAAATGAAGGTATCAGTGATGAGAATTTAGCCGTTGTGTTAGCCGCTTGATCATTTATGTATCCATTAGCTATAAAAGTGCCTGTGATACTGACTACACTTATTAAATTGCTGTTGATGGCATTAACGGCTACTATCGCAGTTGCGCCAGTTACTGGCTGAGTGAGTATATTACCGCTGTTGGTTGTTATATTTGAGCTTAAGGCAAAAGTACCTGTATTGAGTGTGCGATTGTATACCGTAATTACTCCTCCTGTGGTAGACAACCCAGTGCTCACTGTAATTACGTTACTTGCTGATTGAGCTAGCACCTTGACATTTGCTGCGCCTTGTTTGATATAATCACCAGGTTTCACAATTACTGCACCATTGAGATTTACGATATTCACATCATTATTAATAACAGTAAGATACTGACCTCGACTATATTGTAAATCTATGAAGTTAATTAGATCGGTGTCTTCGCTCGTGAGCCTTGTCAGATCATCCACAACAACATTAAGAGTATTGGTAATAGTGCCAGTATGCACTATATTGGTATTGGTTGTTGAGGTAATCTCATCGAATTTTACACCCTGCACTTTGACACCAGGGTATTCAATGCCATAAACTAATTTTTTTAAGTCCTTGGAAAGCATTGTATTGTCAGGCAGATAACAAGCCCATATTCTATCGTTGGCATTATCAAAACTACCTGCAGAAATTGTTTGGTATTTGGTGTAATCAAACACATTGATTACTCGAATCGGTCTTACTAGTGTATCAACATTGTTTATTGTGATATTACCATTTCTCTTAAAGAATGTGCCACTGACATTAGATACAGTAATGATATTATCGCTGGTAACCGTAGCTGCAAGCGTAGCGTTGCCAGATTGATTAATTTGCCCGATATATGCACCCGCGGTAGCAGAAATGTTTCCACTGAGTTTTATTATAGCTGAACTGTAAACATCTGTTAACGCCTGATAACCTTGCCCTTTATAACTCACAGTTGTGCCAGCGGTGACAGTTGTGTTAGGTTGCCAATCTATAATTTGAGTATCGTAACTAACTCTATCAAATTTAATAACAGAATCAAATGAACGAATTTTGTTATAACTCTTGTTTTCTGTTTGAGTGTAATATAACATTGGCGATGTATCACCAGTTGATATTGTTCTCATGGAATAAAGACCTAGATCAGAACCGTCTGCATATACATTAGTATTACTAAAAAATCTACCCTGAACGTTCCACATTGGAACTTTAGTTATCCATCTAGTAACTTGTTCTTCGTATTTTCCAGATGCATTGGAAAAAACTGTGCCTGTCGCCCAAGGCATCGATGATCCACCAGACGATTGGGTTAGAATATTGCCTATATAGACATTTGCATTACCACTTAACCATATTACATCCGTCGCTATAGCTGGTCTAACTAGCAAATTAGCAAACTCTGAGAAAATATACGAATTGCTTTCAAATGTGCCTATCACATCAACCAATGTAATAACATTGCCATTTGAACTCACATACACAGTGCCAGATGCATTTGTATTTGGTTGTATAATTAAATTTCCATTGTATACTGTCACTGGTTTTTCTAGTGTCAAGTTTACTGTTGGAATACTTTCTAAATAGTATTGACCAACAAGCACTGGATAACCAACTGCTCCTGTGCTAGATCCGTTTATATAAATTTCTGGGGTACTAGTAAAATTATATCCAGGATCCAGGATTTGAAATTTTTCAACAGTATTGGTTTCTGCATTAATTATTGCCCTAATATTTGCACCAGTGCCGCCCCCACCTACAACAGTGACACTGGGTTCTAGAAAATATCCATTGTCAGAAATAATAGTCAAAGCACTTACTGAAGAGTATGTGTTAGCACCGTTATCATATATGTAATTGGTTGTATCAAAGGTTCCTGTCACATTCAAAAGATTTAAAATTCCATCTACGCTGCTGCTTATAACTGTGCCTGTAGCAGTATTACTGCTTTGTGTTACAGTGTTTCCAACTTGCAACGTGACAGGAGGATTAAGAAACAATGATACAATAGGTGTCTGTATACCTCTACCGCCGTTTGTTACCAAAACTTCTTTGATACTATACGTGTGATTATTTTGCCACTGGCTATAAACTGGTGAACTAGCCAATCGATTAGTATCAGTACTCAATGAACCGTCTGGACTATGATATCCTCCAGCAGTGCTATCATAAGTGCTTGGTAAATCAAAGTCTGTCAAATCTGCTTTGAAATCGTCATTTCCCTGATAATCCAAAACATATTCACGAAGACTAGATCTGTAAGGCTTTACTTCATTGATATAACTTTCATAATACGTCTGATTGTCACGAATATAATTCGGGAACTGTTCTAATTTCTTGAGTTGATGGATCACACTCACAAAGCTAGTCTTGAAAATCCAATCTAAGTCTTTCTGCTCTGTCAATACATAATTGATCATAAAGAAAAACATTTGATTCAAGTTTTCTTGAAGGCTTTTTACAAAAATATCATTTAAAATTGTGTCAAAAATGATCCGAATTTCAGTAGTTGCATCAATCGTGGGATCATATAGATCTGCACTGAATTGAATAGTGCCATTTTGTATACCTACCAACTCGCGTATGCTATCACTGTTGTACCGATATACTTCAAATTGCCCACGACCGTTGTTTAAAACCTTGATTGTCTTGCCTTCTTGAAGAGTAAAAAATTTTAGTAAGTCATTAGAATTATCTACTACGTAATCTGTTTTTACTGTGTAATCATATGTACTATCATACCAATCAACTTTACTCCAATAAAAAGGAATATTATAACTTTGACTACGAACCAAGGTCCACGGGCTATTTGTATTCCCTGAATAAGAGTATAATGCCCATATACCACGTTGATATTCATCATTTAAAACTAGAACAGTATAGCCAGCTGAAATCTTACTGAGATCTATATAGTCTAATTCAGTCTTGGTAGCAGTAGTAATATCGTATAATTCATCTGATGGCTGTGGTTCACCTTCATACAGATCGTCAATACGAAACTCTTCTGCGACCGGAACTGTAATTAAAACATTATTAATATACTCTATCCAGTTCTTTAACGCAGAAAATCTGTCTACAAAGAACGATTGTCTAGGTCTGTTATAGATGCCAATTTGATTTTGTGGACTGAGTGCTGGATCGGGTACTATTTTACCATGGTTGTCTATGCCAGATAAACTATCTCGAAGTTTGTCAATAAATCTTGTTGGTATTTGACTGCTAGCACTACCTTCTTGAATTAGTGCATATTCACTATGAATTACATTTGTGTTCTTTAAACTATCATAGTTTACATGTAGAATAATGTTGTTTGAAGTAATCTTATTAGTAATACCATGAACACTAATAGTATCTGAGCGAAGAACCTGCACATAAGGGATACCTTGTGTCGCAGGATTCAAAATTATTTCTTCAATTGCAGCTACGCTATTGCTCTTGTTGCTATCCTGATCTATTGTTGTTTTGCCGCGAACCCAGAAATAATAATGACTGCGTACTGTTTTGCTAACTGCATCTACATAACTTTCTACCACATAAGCAGTATTATTTGGATATCTAGGGATACCAGAATCTTTATAGCTACTTGGTGGCAAATCACTTACTACCCATTCATATAATTCAACGGAACTTCCAGGAAAAAGTTCTCCCCAAGTTCCTTCACGGTAAACTAAACTGCCTTGTTCATAATCAATATAACGCATTGCAGCTAGGTTCCACCAAATTTTTCCAACTTGATTCTTGCCCCAGGGGCTGTTTGTGTTTACCGATAATTCATTTGCTGACTCATCAGTAGAACCAGCAACGTTATACACAGCAGGATCATATGGTGTTCGATAATCTATGTCTTGATCTGCTATTCCTAAAATGCGCCCTTTAGCTGGATCAATGTGGTCCAGTCGAGCAAGAACTTTATTGTCTGTTTTATCGTAGATATAGAAATTGGTAATGCTGCGTATATCGACCCGCGGTTCTTGAGTGTGTATAATATCCCACCCTACATTGCCCGAGAAATCATTGTACACATAATATGTGCCGGTTCGGGGTACAGCAGTAAGTAAGCCACTGACAGGATCTTCTATAATTTTATTTCCTGAATCGTTTTGTGCGCCCACCAATAGCGTGTAGTCATTCATGGCTAGACTACTACCAAATAAATCGCTGTTTTGTAAATTGTTGTTTTGTAATCTTTGAACCAACACATATTGGTCTTCTGCCGGTCCTGCTAAATCGCCTCCTACTAGACCATACACATACACCGAACCTGAGCCGTAGATGCTATCTAAGAAATTTGTGCTGTCCTGATCAAGAGTAGTGGTAGTTTGGTCTAGTGTCAAAGAATTGTAAGTTGTACCACCAGTGGCACCGATGATTAGTTTTCTAGAATCATAACTGCTGATTACATGTGCTCCAAAATTATCGACCCGATCGGTCACTGGATGCCTAAATGTTTGACCAGATTGATAAACATCGAGTCCTAAATCTCTTAGCGCAGTTCCTTGGCCTGGTGCAATAATTAATTTCTGATATGGTGTCACTACATTACTAGAAATAGAAAGAATACCTGAATCAGAAACTGACGCAGTAACGCCGGATATTCCTGCAGTATTGATATTCGCTGCTACATTTGCTAAATCACTTTTCCAGAATTTAACTATTTGTCCATTGAGTCTAATACTATCTCCAATTGTAACAGTTGGCGAATATTTATTACTACTAATTGTACCGTAAGCAGCACCACCATTAACAAATCTATAAACAATGCCACTGTAATAACCTATTTCACTGAAACCAGGGCTAGATACAAATATATCAGCATCATTTCCACTTATATGAGAAGTGATGCCAAACACAGCACCACTGGTAGGATTATCCGCTACAATTCTTTCCATAAATTGAAACTTGCTAGTTTCTACATTAATCTTGCTGCCTATTATTGGAGCTGCAGTAAATGTAACTACATTACCAGCTATATTATAATCAGTGGTAATTTTTTTGTCTGTGCCATCTATCGTTACTCGTACAAATCGAGGATCGATAGCATTCAAAGTTGCATAGCTTTGACTAGTATTAGCAATAAATGTCTCTATACTTCTGTCGTAAACATAAATTGCGCCAGCAGAACTAATTGCGTTCACTGTTTCATATGGGGCACTTATAATAGTTTGGCTGGAATCACTGGTTGTTTTGATCGTATAGCCAAATTTGGCAACACTGCTGTTTGATATCGTATTTGCATATGTGTACTGTGTGATTGGAGCGATTGTTGCATTGGCAGACGTAATTATATTAGCGTAAAATACTTCAACGTTTCCTTTGTTCGGTGCACCCACAAACAACCATCGCCCATCAGTGCTTGCACTTATGCTTTGTCCAAAAGCATCTCCGATGTTTGGGCTCCAACGGCTGCTGATTTGTTGCAGTTTAGTAAATGAAGAATTTGCTGCCCAGTACAAATACACGAATACATTACCAGACTGGGTAGAGCCATTACCAGGTGCACCTATATATAGGATATTACCTGAGCTATCTAGACTTGCTCCAAAATTACTCAGCCCAGTGTCTGAAGAAGATATATTGGCGACCAGAGTTAACGTATTACCATTGACTGTGTTTGATAAGAAAGTCATTACTCTGCCTGAGTCAGTCGTCGGCATGCCGGCAGCTGCAAATGTCCCGCGTTGATTTATAGTAGTAACTGAACCAAATCCACCATCAGTGACATAATTATTTGCAGACATTTTCATGTTAGCATTAAAATCACTAACATTTGCTGTCCACGGATCACTCTTGTTATACACTGCCCAAGTGCTGGTATTGGCATCATTGTCTACCCACAGTTTATCGTTTGGTAGCCATCCGCGAATTGGTGTGACAGAATTTAAATCAGTAGTAGTTTTAATACGACTGCTGATAAATTTAAATACTGAACCTGTTCCTGCAATAGTCTGCAAATTCTTGATAGTAGTAGCTATCGCTAATGTAATGATGTTAAACTTCGTTGGGCTGTCAACACTATAAACTTGATACACGCCATCTACACGAGCATCAAATCCTTTGATTACAATCAAATCACCATATACTACAGATATTTTTTTGTCGGTAGTTACTGTTGAAATATTATCAACATTATAGGATAAAGAAACTATACTGCTTTCAGTCTCAGTGAGGCGGTAAACATTCCAATCATTATTGAAATCTTTGGCACACCATATTTTATAGCCAATTCCCATTGAACTGATATTATTTGTCAGACTTGAGTAGGTAGAAATATCGTAGATTGTTGCATCCACATCATTCATGTTAACATAACCAGCAGTGTGGATATCGTTTTCATAGATGCTGTATTCGTCACGATTTAAAAATATATTTGCTTGATATCCTGAGCCTGTACGATATAGCTGATCGGGCGTGACACCAATGATCTGATCTACTGATGAACCATTGTTGGGCAATAATGTTATTACGATAGGGTCACTACTATATTGACCTTCAATAAGCTGTACTTCAACAAATTTATTGTTTTCTAATGCACCATACTCGCCGATTCGCAATGCCCATTCTTCATATAAATTCACCGTGCTGGTGACGCCATTGAATCCAGCTGCAGTGAATGCATCTACTGCATTAATTGTTCCTTTTTCTTTAATAAATCCTTGATAAAATTTAGCTTGAATTGATCTATCGATACCAAAATCTGTCATATATTGACGTTCTTGGAATCCAATTACTCTATCTGAAAATTCATCAAATCCACCTTCAGTTGAAGGATTATCTAAATCAAAGAACTGATTAAATTTCCCTGCATTGTATGTAAAATTAGGCAATAAACCTGTTTTAATTTCATTAGTAGGTATTTGTCTCCATTGACCTGGGATAAAATCTGTAGTGGCAATAATGTCAGAGAGTGCAGCATAGTAGAAATTTTTATAGGTTATTAGTGAACCTTTCTTGTAGTCTAGTCCAGGTTGCCAGTCTGACACAGTTGGACTGTTATATAAAAATCCTCCTGGATTCAGCGCACCAGTCCATCCACCAGTTTTGCTGCCAATCAATTTCATCCTATATTGTCTATTACCTAGCTCTGGTTTATAAATGATATCATTGAACACAGTAATATTATCAAATATCATTACATGTTCGTATTCAACTATATCCAGAACTGCTAATGCAATAGTTTGTATAGAGTTAGCAGTGAGCTTGAAACTAGTATCGTCCCTAACCACTGTAAATTGATTGTTTTTGATAAAGTTGAAACTAGTATCGAGTACACGACTTGCACTAGGAGAGTTCTGTACATTATCTACAATACCTTGAGTGTTGTTTACACGAATAACATTGAGTATTGGACTCAAAATGATTACACTACCTACAGGCCATCCTTGTTGACTCCAACTCAAAAATTCCTTGCTACTCAGAACAAAATCGCGTTGTTCAGTTAAATCTGAATCATAATCTGTGAATTGTATACCAACACCTGTGAGGTATCTTCCATAACTCACTAAGAAATCAACTAGTTGTTGTTTATTGGAAAACTCAAATCCATACGGAACAGTTACTTTATATTTCTGATAATCTTTATACACTACTGCTCGTTCATTCTGAACACTTATCGCATAAGAATTGTTATTTGCTAGACTAGGCACAATAGTAAAATAAGGATTGTCTAGATCATACCCACTGACTGTATATCCGTTTTCACTGCGTTCTACTATTACTGCACTGTAAACAATGGTCTTTGTTGGAGAAGATTTATTCAGTTGTATGGTATAGTTCTCATTGGGTATTACCACGCCCTGATTAGTACTAGTTGGACTACTTTGTTCAGCAATAACTTCAATCAATGATGAGTCTGTATACCCAGCCATTTTATATGCAAGTTGTACTGATACGTATTGCAAATAACTGTTAATTTTAGTTATTGGGTCTATGCCATTGTATCTCAAGTAATCAGACACCCAGTTCAGATAACCTGCAGCTCGTTTGATACTACTACCTGTAGTATCGCCGTTCAAATTAACAGTGGACGGAGTTATTCTCTGAAGGTTAGTACCTAGGACGTACTGATCTAGCTCCGTATTTTTATAATATTCACCAACATTCATCAATGTTCCAAAATAAAATGAAGGGAAAGCCAATGCTAGTGTTTGTTGCATAGCGTATGGAAAATCGCTACTGCGACGCCAGGCTGTTTCAACTGGTCCTTGATTTCCAACAGCATAACTTGCATTAGTATGACTGCTATCAATTGAAGCTACTGCGAACTCATTGGGTGGGCGTAACACGCCATGTTCATCTACTGGAATAATTTTACTCAACCCAGGTCTAGCAAATCTGCTGTCAATGCCGGCGCGAGATCCTGCGTAAATGTAGCCTTGTTCTAAGTCGTCCCACAATACACGGTTTCCACCAGTGTATGGTGCCGGTCCGTATCTGCCATTCCACCAGTCTGGCTGTTCTGAGAATCCCAACATTTCCCAAGGATGAGTATGTGGGCGAACAGTATCATAGAAATAGTCGAATATAGCACGCCAGGCGCCAGGTAATTGTTCCAAATTAATACTATCTTTAAAATATCTGTAGTTCCAGGTAAATGGATTACTTGCTTCAAAATAACTATTGGTAGTAAAATCTACTCTATTGGCTCCTGTCCATTTCAGAAAACTACGAGTTAATATTTGGTTAAACTCAGTTATGTTATATTTTGAGTCCCTAAACTTGCCGGGTATATGTTCGTATATATCAAAAACATTGCTAACGTAATTGATCTTGATATTATTATAAATTCTCTTTTCAAATTCTAATAATAAATCGTCTCGCATGTCACCGAAAGCAGGCGTGATACTTCCGTCATGACCTTGAATAACATAAATTGGATTTTGATAAGTATCGTCCATATACATCATAGGAGTATATTTGGGATACAGCCCTAACTTAGTTGGTGTTTCTGGTATATAATTACCATCTGTGTTGCTATATTCGTTTATGGTGATTACATCATTTACATCTAGTGGGTAAGTAGCATTGATTGTTACACCAGATCGAGTAATATCAAATGCATAATCTATACCTTTGGTAAGCTGTACATTATTCACATAAACTAAAATTGCTTGATTACTTAATGCAGTATCATCAAAAATATTGCTTATTTCATAATCCCTAATTTCTGTATCTAGAACTGTATAGGTGATAGTATTTTTAATATCACCGTATGGAATCATGTCACTATAATACCATGGGAATGCTTTATTTTTTACTTGATTGATATTCTTGAGAATCTGGTCACAGATGCTAGGGATATCAGTTAAGTCAACAGAATCAGATAAAGAATAAAATGATTCTAAATATTTGTTTTTGATTTTTTGATATTCATGCCGAGCTAAATCCAAACTTTTTATTAGATTTGCATTTGGGTCTACAAGAAATAGTTGGCTATAAAGCAGAGGACTAGCATGTTGTACAATACTTCCACCTTGCTGCTTTATAGGTATATCTCTGAGATTACTGTCACCAGGTAAAGTTCCAACAATTCTAGTAGTATTTTCAGCCAGTGCGCTAAGATGATTACGCATCTGCCCAAGTGTCAGGCTAGAAAAGTTTTTATTTTCCGTATTAAGATCTAAATTCTTAGGTATCTCATAATAGCCAATTTGACTTACATCAGTGCTGTAAATTCTTATATCAATCCTATCGCCTGTCACCAGTGATGTATCATCGACCCTAATATAAGTGCTTACTCCGATTATCTCTTGTACATAAAGAGAAGAATCCAATAACTTACTATTTTTGTATACCCTAACATGTGGTACAGTTTTATCTTGAATAGCAGGAGTTATATCAATAATGAAATATTTGTTTATACCATCGTAAATGTTGCTGATAATTTGGAACTGTTGAGATGGTTCTACTTCAGTACTCCACATGTTTTTGACTACATAATCTGTTAGATCTGAATTGATTCTAATCAGCCCAATGCAGTTTATATTCGTAGTGACATTGATATTGGAAACATTCTCTAGGTAAGAAAATGTATCATTATCAAAATTATTTTTAAACTGAATATCGCCAAGTTGATTAAAATTTCTATAGCTCAGAGGAAATCCTAGGATCGAGTCATCTGCTCCAGTTCCAATATCATAAGAAAAAACTTTTGTGCCAGTAAAATTACTATTAGGATAGACATCCGTATTTGACAAACTATAGCCATTTTGGTCTATTGCATCAAATAGAGGCGATTGATTCAATGAAATTTTTGCTTGAGATGGTAGCCAATTAGCGCCGTCAAAATAATATTCAACTCCGGTGATAATTCCGTCATCTGTGATGACACCATCAATTGCAATCAAATTATTGTAGGGTAATATTTCTGCATCAGATGCAAGCTGCAACGTAATTACATATTTGCCATTGACATAAGAATACTCTACTACATAGATCTTATTTTTTACAGTCGAATCAATATCATTACCAAATATTATCCGTTGGCCATCTGCAAGTGTTATGTTGTTCGGGAGGGTAACAACTTCCTGAAGTTCAATGCCATTGAATGCGTCAGTAAAAGTACTTGTCAACAATAATATATTAACAGGCTTCTTGGCTTTTCTTCCAAATTGATATAATTGAATATCATAATCAAATTCAATAATTGGTCTATTAGAGCGAAGGGTTTGATCCAATAAAATCGTAGCATTGTTATAAACGGCAGTTTGTTTTATAACATCAATATGGAACCAGCGATTACTTCTACTCCAAGGATTTAAATCTTGGCTACCTCTGTTGATTGTGATATAGTCTTTTTCTACACCGAATCCTTCAGGACTAATAAAATCTTTAACATCTATAAGTCTAATAGCAGTTCCAACACCTTCTACATAGAATGTATTGTCAACATACTGATTGGGTATAACTCCAACGGAAAATCTTACTTTCAATCCATTAGTAAATTCTACCCCATTTGGGCTCTTATAAGTTTTTCGTCCAAGTATTTTTCTAACGTCTATAACGTTATCAATAACACTTGATAACGTAAATTCTCCCCGGTATTGAGTTTCTACACCGTCTTGATAATACAAAATAGGCAACGGGGCAGTTATATGTGGCACTCTTTCAAGAAAATCAGTAATATTATCCCGATAATAGGTTAGCTCTCCTCGCGAACTACCATTACGAACAAATATACGTTGATTTACTGCTACTTGTATATCTGGTATTAATTTAACAATTGGGTCTGCAGGGTTTCCTACTAAAGTAATTTTCCATAAACTTCTACGTTGACTGTTGGGAACTGTGGGATATGCTGCATAGTTATATTCTGTAAATAATAAGGAAGTCCCAACAGCTAAAAATAGTCCAATTGGTTGATTTAAGGTGATTTGACTACCTGAGATATTTGTTATTCTGATACCAGTGGCTAGCAACTGATCGTCACTTAAATACATGCCTACTTTCAATCCAGCTGTATTATCAATAGTAAGCACTGAATCAGTGGAAGTCGTCGATGAAAGTAATTGATGGGTTACTGATTCAGCATAAGTTTCTCCATCGTATAAATCATTTCCTGTCCAAAATACATCATCTGTATCTTGATTTATAAAAACTAATGTTTTTCCTGCAAGATTACTAGTTACTGTATCAAATCCATTAAATGGTGCTGCTTGTAAAATTTTAAGACTAGTGTTTTGAACATCACTAAAATGCAGGTCAGTACTGAGATCTGCATATGCAACCAGTGGCATTTGTAAGTATTTGTCTTGTTGGGTTGACTGAGGTACGTTAAATGTAATAGTTCCATTATCTGTACCATTATTCTCTACACCCAACACATCTCGTGTGCTGACATTTTTCTGATTAGTTCTGTATCCTTTGATGCCGGGATCACTTTGAATCCAAAAAGGATAACCAGGTTGATTTATTATAAATTTGTATGTGCCACCGTGCCCTAGATTTAAAGTTGGATTTTGCGTTGTGCCTAGTCCACTGAAATGATAGCTACCAGTTGAAGGGTCACGAGTAACAATGTATGTGCGTTCTTTTTCAATAGCACTTCCGTATACGTCAACTGAGTCTGGACCGTTCTCTAACCAATAATATTGACTAAAATTGATAAATTTGTCGAAATCAAATCTACCATCAAAGCTATATGATTCGCTAGCAAATAATCTGCTGTGATCTGTAGTAATGCCACCATAATATTTTATTTGGTTTAGTAAATCCAAATAGCTACTAAAAAACTGAACATTTTTTTTCTGATCCTTAACAACAATGCTAGGCTCAAGCTGATAATTCTCGCGTGCAACAGTTGGCTCAGGCTGATAATTATCTGTGCTTTTAAATGTCGGAGCAAATTTTCGACCAATATATCCATTTACTTTTCGTAAATCAGGTTGACTAACCAATTGGTCCAGGGTAGCATTCAAGAATTTCTTGTTAGTGTCTGAGCGGAATATCTCAGGTAAGAAATTTACTGTCTTTATCGCCATCTTATTTCCATTATAGTATTACGTTTGCTAGGCTTTGGTTAAGCTGGGTAGCTGTTATCGCACTAATTATTTCAACATTGTCAACGGTAGCTGCACTAATTATAACTTCGTCTGGCTGTGCGTTAATCTGCATCAGACTACCAAAAGCTTGATTATTGGATGAAGGCACTATGATAACACTAGCTATGTTGGGAGAAAGCTTATTGTGTAGATATGTACTAAGTTCGCTAAAATAAAATGTTTCACCAAAATCCCAATTAGTAGTATCAAAAAACGTATTAATTGCTGATATCACACTGGTTTTAACATCGTTGTCACTAATAATTACATTAGGATTTTTAACTACCTTAAATGTAGCTTGATATTCTAATTTAACCTTATTGATATCTAAGCCAAATACCGGTTTAAATTTTCCTGAATTGTAAACCAATGTATCACTCAGCGCTTTATAGTTTTCGAGACTAGTTGATCCTGCGCCATAAGCCATTTTAAGTTCTTCATTAGTAGATCTGGTAGGTTCATTCACTGTGCCGCTAGTATCTCTTATCCAAGCAATATAATCTTGCGTGTATTGTTTGGTTAGGATATACAAATCCATGATATTATTTGGACTTGGATCAATTCTTCTTTCACTAGGACTGTTATGTCGATGCTGAAAATAAATGTCTTGTCTACCTACATCTGCTACATAACTCGTGTCCTGGGTTAGTGTACCCGTGGATCCCAATACATAAAAGATTTGTTCTGAAGTTGCATAGAAAATCTGACCTGAGGAATAAAGACTCTTGTTGGCAGAAATAGTAGATTGAGTAGCATATGATGTTACTACAGTAGTGTTATCCACTGGCACCAATATATCGTAATTATCTGTTGTAAGCTGATGTTGGAAAAATACATATTTCTTGCTAGTGTTTACAGAAGGGTCAACGATGTTATTAAACAAATCTGGATCGTCAGGAACCCCATCAAAATTTGAATCGGTGTAGGTTACCAAAATTTTAGAGTTGTCAATAAACCCGGTAGTATCAATCAAATTATTATAGACGTACCAAATTTGATCTTGTGTCAATGGTGATGCACTGTCTGGTTTATTATTAACTTTTAATATCTTGATTTGATCGTGCACAATCACACCCTCGCGTGGATCATATGCATTTACCTTAGGATCAAAATAGAACCTAGTTTCGTCTACACTACCAAATATATACTGCTGGGTACGATAGAATGCAGAATAGGTTGTGCCATTAAAGCTAAACCGAACTATCCAGCTTGCATCTAATGCATTTCCTGATGTGTTACCTGCATTTGTAAGATTAAATGTACTTGTTGAATTTAAATCTTGCGGAAGAATTATCTTCCAGCTTTGTTGGTCTACATCATAACGAATACCAAAATTTTTGTAACTTTGAATCAATTTAGTCATCTCGTCAGTAAACGTCTTGCCCGGCAATACAGTATTAAAAACTGGAATAATTTGATCGAGGATAGCAGAGCTTGGCACTTGTGCGCTGAGATTTATACCGTTTCCTAAATTTGTTGAAGTAACTGCAGCATAGATATAAAGTTTTTCTCCTTCATATACAGGAGTACCTGTTTGTATTTGATTCTGAGTATCAAAATATTTGGTTCCGTCAGTAGACGCCACAAAGCGTAATAATGAACCAACTGTCACGTATTTCAATGCATCAGCAGTAATTAAACCAATGTTTTGTGTTATGCCGCTGGATTGTAGATATCCTGAGCTAGAATTTGTATCCACTGATATACGTGACCAAACAATATTGTTAAAATTACTCGGCCTAATTTTTCGTGGAAAATTTGCATAATAAAACTGTTTTATTTCAACTGTAGACAATAAAGGATTGACTACATTATAAATCACATTGTTTATATCATTAGGAGAGGTGATATTAAAATTCACACTCTTTATAGGCAGATCTTGATAAATGAATCCATCACTACAAAATACATTTGTGCTAGAGTATTTGCCGGTGGCATCTAGCACATCTAGAAATCTGCTTACTCCAGCACTGCTTCGATTAACAGCCTTGACTTTTAAGATACTGTTAAAGTTGGTGTAAGGGAAAATATTATAATCTTCGCCGGTGATCATGCGATTCTGAGTATAGTACTGCTGAGGTGCTTTTACTCTAATGTCGTCAGCCACTTCACGAATATCTGCATTGGCTACTGTATATTGAAGACTAGCTCTAACTGTCAGAGTTTCGACACGGTTATTACGACTAACATAGTTGATAGAAATCAACACACTTTGAATTTCGTCAGGTGTTACCTTGTAACGTTGACCATTGCTAACACGATAATACAGTCTATAAATTCCTTGTGGCACATTTGCAAATGACCCGTCACCAAATACTAGATCTATTTGATCATTTGCTCTTGTGTTCACTTGATATAGATTTCTATCTGAACTGTGATTATAGATAATATTGATTCCAGCTAGTGCTGGCACTTGAGTCCACAGTGTGGTCGGCACGCCGGTGCTGTCTAGTTCATATAACCAAACATCGCTATTATTAATGTTATCAAAGTTTAGATTTACAACACGATTCGGCAATGCCTGAGAAAGATTAAACGACGTATTATTCAGTGTGCCTTGTTTAAAATAAACAAAATAACCAGTGTTGATACTAGAATTTCCCTGGTTATCATTACGATATAAAATATTGAACCTTCCAGCGGGCTTAGGTTCTGGTTCATAGATGTAACTTTGCCCAACTGTAGTAGCACTCACAGCTTCAAAATCCATGAGACTGCCTTCGACTACTGCTTTAAATCCGTATGTTGGCACTACGCCTTGAACTAGATTAATAGTATATTCGTCAGTTTGAATACTGTTAATTACTTGGCTGTTGCCCGGCTTGCCTACTAGCTGACTGTTTACAAAGCTAGCATTTAAAATAGTAGCAAATTGTTCTTGCCAGTCTGGATTAGTAGTATCGTTCCAACTAATGATCAGGTTGCTGAGATCGAATCCATTAGAATCAGTGACTCTTTCTGTAGTAGTAATACTGTCTATTTTCAACAATCCATTGGCAGGCATGTTTCGTTTAGCATTATAGCTAATAAGTCTAGCTAATTTTAATACACTGTCGCGACGCTCAGCAGTATCAAAGAAATTTTCACGGGCGTTTAAATCTGTACGAAAAGCTAAACTCTGCCCCAAGAAAGCGATAAGATCGATCAGGGCAATATATTCACTACTTTCTGTGTAGTCATTAAAATCTTCAGGGTAATATAATCTTAGATAATCAATCATGGACTTTCGAATAGTCTCGAAGTCGTAGCTTTGAAAATCAGCTTCTTTAAAAGATTGATATACCTGTTTCCAATCCTGGTTTACTAATAGGTTGGTCTGTCGTCTAGTTATAGCCATTCTTTAAATATCCTGTATCTCTTATTTATGACTGTAAGAAACACGGGTTTTATTGGGACACTGAAAATACTCTAGTAGTACCCGGCGAATTTTTATCAAATTGCAACTTAAGAGTTTCTACTTGATTTGTGGCTCGATAAACCAGAGTAATCATGATTTGAATTCCATATTGCTGCTCAGTGATGTCAAATTGTGTTACACCCAATCGGGGATCATAATTTATTATTTGTTTGATATCGTCAATAATAGACTGACGCAGAGTTTCAGTAAATGGCTCAAACAAGCTGCTCCAAATCATAGTACCAAAATCAGGCTGCATCACTCTCTCACCTTTTTTAGTATTGAGATAGTTTATAAGATCCTGTTTAGCAAGCTCAAAGTCTGTGACTCTGAATTTTTTAATCCGATTGTATGTAGAAAAACCGTTGTATATAGTCATAGTTATATTTATTTCGGCACATAACTAGATAAATTGATGTGCACTTTGTCAGGTTTTGCAAAATTGCCACCCCAAAATAATCCGTAATCATTAAGATTAAATGAAGACGCCAGTATTTCTGCCTGACTGCTGTCAATAGCAATACCTTGACCGTGTGCATTTAACTTTCCTCCCTGACTAATAGGTTTAGCAGGAGTTGTGATATTCGCTGCGGTTGGATTATTTGGGCCGCCGCCGGCTGCTAGCCATTTATTGTAAATTGCTTCTTGTTCAATGGGTGCTCTATATGCACTGGTGATTGTGACTTTACTATTGGTTTTATTTTTATAGTCTTGAGCAAGTCTCAATATAGCACTCTTGAATACTCCATCAAGTTGATCAAAATGCGCACGATCTCCACTGCCAGGCGTGAATACCAACACATCATCGGGATTTATTCCACTGGTATTCTCTCCAGCTGGGCCACTGCCTGCCACTGGCACGATTGCTCCATTTGCTGCTAGAACGTCAATTGCGTATCTTCCATGATTGAAATAATTTGCAGCTGTACCATCTTTGTTTTTATCCCGCCAGGTCTTGGCTTTATTTGTACTTCTATAATAATGAGCCACAAACAACATGCCAGCTGCTGTACAGATATCATCAGTGGATTTTATACCTCCATTATTTTTTAAGTCAGTGTAATTTGTAGTAAATTCATCCAACTGCATTGCATCTTGGATGCTCTTGTAATCTAAAAATGTTGTTAAATTGTTTACACTATCTTTTCCTGTCCAGCTCTCATCATATAATATTGCTGAATCACCGTATTGTTTGTAAGCGTCAGGTTTAATATACGCCCTAGCTGGATCTGACAAATATTCTGAGTCTATCTGATACTTTCCTATAATCGTGTCGTCGGTTGTCTTGGTGTAATCCCATTGACTTTCCAGATAGCCCAGTTCACTCATCATGGCTTTGACTTGAATCTGGTTGAATTGTGGGGCAGAGTCACCTATTCCACCAGGTGGATTATAATTATCTGACTTGTTCAGCGATTCAGCCGGGCAAGTATCACCAAATAGCGGCTTGCCTGCTGCTTCAGTGATTCCCAGTTCTTCTGTAGAAGTAATTGTACCGTTGGTGCTGCTTATCACATTACCAGTGCCATCAGAAATTTCTCTGTTTTCTAGGGGTGTCTGGGTTTGTGCGCCGGCATTAGATAGAACTTGTTTTACCGAATCTTGATTTTTTTGAATTGCAGCAGCCACATCTGCTACAGTAGTGTATCCTTTTTTAGCTGTGTCGAAACTAGGGTTTGCTTTCTGGGCAGCACTACCTGGTTGAAACACTATATATTCGTCAGGTTTACCTACTGCAGCAGGCCATAGTATGGTCAAATAAATATCAACCAGTCTGGGAGTAGGTGCTTTTTGATTGAGTTGATTGATCTGAAAATATTTTAAGACATAATCACACTGATCCTGACGAGTCAATTCTTTTATAGCTGTTGTAGTTGTACCACATGCACGACAAGCGTCTCTGCCAAATTGAATCAATCCTGTGTAACCAAGACTGTTTGTTATAGCTGGATCAAAAGTGCCGCCTGTTTCTAAATTCATACATGCTAACATATCAATATAGTTCAGATTCAATGCACTGCTGATACTCTTGATTTTTTCTAGGAAAGGGTTATCAGTAGACCAAGGATATGGCTGACCTTTGACTTTTCCTTTGTCTAGGTTCGCTGAATTTGGCGGCGGTAATGTATAGCTCGGTGGTGCGCCTTTCTTGGGAGGACATATGCTGCTGTTTACAACCGTCAACGGAGCATCTCCAGTGACTTGTATTCCATTAGATCCTTGTCTAGTCCAAGGTTCATGCTGAGGCAACACTGAAACAATACTTTGTTGACCTGCTACCACTTCACGCCATACATTACGGGGAGTGACCTGGGGATCACTGATAAATCCAGTGATATTATGCGAGTTCTGTTGTATAACTGTCCCCACAATACTGTTACCACCTGCAGTTTTATTCAAATCAATCTTACTACCATTGAGTTGAATGGCTCCACTGGCACCCATGTTTACAGTACTGGCGCCAATATTCATAAAACTTCCAGACCCAAAATTTACCTTACCTCCAAAAGCCAATATACTATCTGACCCAGTGGCGTTTATCTTGGAGGCTGTGATGTTACATTCATTAGAAGCAAATAGATTTATATTATTTTCGGCATGAACATTAACATTCTTGCCTGAATGCAAATTCATGTCGCCTTGGGTATGTAAATTGAATCCTGCGGCAGAAAATATATGTAAATGACCGGAGCCTGCTAATTCTATCCAAACTGACCCTTCGCTATTAGCAATGTAAAGTATCTTTTCATTGTCATTCATGAGAATCTGATGACCACCAGCTGTTCTCAAACGAATCAACTGATCTTTACCCATTGTGTCACCATCATCCATTACAAATTGATGCCCTCCTTTACGAGAACGCACTGCATATGTGCTATCATTAATTTCACCACGGTTTACTTTATATTGATATTCTGGATCATCAGCAGGATCATTTCCGTACGCACGACCTGGTGTCGATATACCAAATACGTGACTAGGTGTTTCACGTTGGCTGCTGCTGGTTATAGCTCCTCTGATACCGTCAATATCTAGACCTTGTTTTAGTAATACATTTGCTTGAAACTCATGAATAGGTCTAGCATTGTTGTAGAAGTTATCTGAAATAGCATCTGGCGCATTTTCATTAAATTCTACCACCGGCAAAACTTGTGGTTTTGGTCCGGCAGTATCAATACTTGGCTTAAGATAATCAGCGACAGTTGATGTATCTGCCTTAGGATTAGTAGCCATACCTGGCACCATGCCATGACTCAATGTTGGATTAATACAAGCAAACCAATAACCCCTGCCTGGGTCACCATTGACAAATGTACATAATACCTGATTGCCTATGTCAGGAGGTATCATCCACATTCCATATGTGTGGTTTACTGTTTCAAAAGAGTTTTTTTCATATTTTGTTGGCTGATACGTTGATCCAAAATAAGGGCTAGCATAGCTCACCGTTCGCCAAAACGCTGGATTATTTTGTTCTTTTTCGTTTTGTGAACTGCCAAAGTCTGGTATCCATATTTGCAATCTACCACTTCGAGTAGGATCATAGTTGTCTTTGACTATGCCGATATAAGTAGCTGCGTCTAATTTTGTACCCGCAACTTTTTCACGATCTGTATGTATAGGTGTTTTTCTACCTTGACGTTTATCTTCAGCCATTGGCTAACCTCTTATTCATTTTATATGCTTACCACAAAATCACTGCTCACCACATCTGCCAAACTTTGATCTCTACTAGTTGTATCATTTAGTTCAGTAATTGCTTGTGTATTAGCTCGTTGTGCTTCATTTGGATTGTCAGGTAGCTTGGTCACTGTACCATCAGCTTTAGTAATGGTTGCGCCGCCGCCAGATGTCGTAGCTACTGAAGTAGAACTACGTTGTTGAACAGTCGCCGGGCCGCTGGTAGACTTTAATTTATCAGGAATGCTCGAATTATTAACAGATGGATTTCCAGAGTCTGGCTGTGGTGTGTCAATCTTGGGATCACCTGTTTTATTGCCTTCGGATAATTTTTTATCTGAATTTCTATTATCAGACGCTGCCGCACTGCCAGTCTCACTGGACTTTGAGGATTTATTGTCGTCAGGCTGATTAAACTGTCTTATTAGATCGATATTTTGAGTAAACTTACCGTTCTGAAATTCACTTTCTACGGTGAGAACTCTGAAATATCCACTGAAAACGCTGTCTAGATATTTAGAATCTTTTCTAAGTAACCCGGTAGACTCGTCAATATCTACCGGCGTTTTAAACGTTACATAACAATATAATTCTCCAGAATCCATTATCAAACTATTTGTGGTAGGTGATAATGTTTTTTTATCGTCATAATCTGGTTGTCCAGGATTTGTGAATACGTCATCTTGCTTAATAAAATGTGGATCCCCAATTATTTTCAATTTGAGATTCAACATATCACCTTTGGCCCCAGAAAGAAGACTTTCTGATACTATTCTAGCTTGTTTTTTTGTTGTATCTGTGCCAGCTCCTAATGAGCTTGAACCTTGTGTATCTGAAACAGCCAACATTTTAACTGAAGTTACACCGCTGCTGGAATTAATATCTACAGTAGATTTTGAACTATTTGAAGTTTCATTAACTTGCTGTTTTGAATTTTGCTGATTTTTGGCTAGGTCGCTTTGTGCAGCTGTATAGTATAAACTGTTGAAATCTATTTCGAAATCAATAATGTCATTGTTTTGGCCTGTAAACATGTAGTCATATTTTTTAGCATAACCATCAGGAAATGATTGTACTGCTCTACTATCTTTTGAATTATGATATTCAAAAGTTTTAACATGGTAAGTAATAGTTCTCTGATATTGATTTCTAATTTTATCGTATTTGCCTAGTATAACTTGTGGTATTACTTTATACCATTTAAAAGTTTCTTTTTTTAACTTAGCAGCAATATTTTCAGCATCAACTGATGATGTAGAATTTTGTACATCTTGCTGAACAGTAGGATCTTTTATTTGCGAAGTAATATATTCACTGTTCAGTAATACCTGGTTTATCAGAGCTAATATCGAAGTACCTGCATTTATATTGAATGTACTTTTTTCAAAATCTACAGTTGCGACTGGAGTTTTAGACTGTATGTCAGGTGTACTACTTGCTTGTTTTTTACTTGCACTTATTTGTCCACCCTTAATTGGTGCTTTATCTGATGGATTTTTTTTTGGATTTACTATGTTGGTTTTCATCTTTTCGTCGAATTCAACTCGAATCTCATCAGCATATTGTTGAACACCATTTTTAGCAGCTTGTGCTTGCCATGCGTTAAACGCTGCTACATAACTAGTTATTTTGACAGCAGGAGGAGGAGATGCTACACCATTTTCGCTATTTTCTTTGTTAGCAGTATCTGATTGCCTGACATCAGAATTGCCTGTGTTTGTTGCATCACTACCAGAAGATACTTTTTTAGGTACTGTATCATTTATTTGCTTTTGAGCTTCGGCTGTTAAACCTTGAGACGAAAAAAAATCTTGCACCGTTTTAGCAGTCACTTCAAAGTTTGCAGGACTTGCACAAGTTGTTTCCAGATATGAGGTGTGCCCAAAAGGTATCGCAGTAATCTCATATTCACCTCCTTTTATAGAAGCCTTGATTTTCATGTCTGTTAATTTTATAGGAATGTACTTGGTGTGATCTTTAAGATCTACCATTTTTCCATTATCATCATATCCGAAAAAATTAATTTCCAACAAATATGGTATTTCAATATAACTAGTTGCACCAAGTTCTGTAACATTGACATCTATAAGTCTGTTTAATAAAGTTAATCCATATGGCTCAATTAATGTAAAACTCATCTGTATAGCATTTGTACCCTGAGCGTGAGAGTTCATGCCAATGATTGTTTCTAGTTTCAAGTTTTCAAAATAAAAATCATCATAAAAACTTGGCAATCTGGTACTGTGATATCTACTAGCAGAACTAATTAAAGTTTTAGATATTTTGAAATTTTTTGGGCCGCCTGTTGATAAACTATTAAAATCTTCAGCAGTCAATGCGTGAAGACTTATGCCATAGGTATAGTTTGGATAAGCATGCAAAGGATTTGGTATAGGATTTACTTTTTCTTTTTGTCCTGCCTCTATTGTTTTTTCAGATGTAGCTGTAGTCAATGCAGCATCTTCTGTTGATGCCGTCGGCGTACTCGAAGAAACTGTAGTAGATCCAGAATCTAATGGATAAAGACTTGCTGCTGCATTTTTTTGTTCGTCATCAGATAATAAAGAACTGGATGAACCTGTTGTATCTTGTGCTACTATATCTGCTGACGTATTTGAAGATGCGTTGGCTTTTTCATTGCTGGTAGCTGGCGCTGTTTGATTATTTGCTTGATTATTTAAATCAGCTATCTGATTTGATATGGCATCAACATTTTTTTGAATATTGGTTATTTTTTCACTAATAGCTAATTTTTGCTGAAAAATAGAATTATATTCTTCCTCATTTTTTGCTTGTTCAGACGTTGCATCTAACCGATTATATAAATCGTCAAGCTCTGTTAGTTGACTTTCTAGTTGAGATTTTTGAGCGTTTAGAAGCCTAAGTTTATCTGTGACTTCGTAGTCAGTAGCCATATTACTAGATACCTAAATCTGAAGCAAGATTTTGTTTTTTAGGAAGGTATATGCTTGTTCCAACACGAAAATCAAATATTGGATCATCTATGGTATTGGGATTTCTTTCGCGAAATATCCACCATAATGCAGCATCTCCGTACAAGTCATATGCTAATAAA